ACCATGTTGCCTTGCATCACGATAATCTTTGCGCTCATATATAGTTTCTTTTTAAATCGTTAGAAATCTGTTATGCAACTCTCATAAGGTTTGCCTTCTTGAAGCAACGCCATTCTTCTTTCTCGGTATCGAAGTACACTTGACAAGTGTCATTCATCTTGCGACCTGCACCCTGTGTAGCTGGGATAACCTTCTCGCTCAATGTGCCGAATGCCTCACGCAAGCTGCCATCAACCTTCTGAAAGTAGAACTTCACGATGCGCTTCTTCATCTGACCCTTCAGCTTGATGTTCATCCAAGCAACCTTTAAAGCCTCGCTCATTGTATAGCCGTTCTTCTTGATGAACTGCCAAGCAAGCTTCATTACCTCACTCAATGTATTTCTTAATGTAGTAGCCATAATCACTATACCGTTTTACGAGTGCCGACTCGGCTGCATAACAGCAATTAATAGTTAAACTTTAAAGCCTTTATCTCTTAAAGACATTGCAAAGATAGTAGTTTTTTCTAATACTACCAAACATTTCTATAAGTATTTTCTAATATTAACACTTATTTAACACATATAAGGCTTTTCTAAACATTTATTTGCTATTTATTAGCCGTTTCTAATATTTAACTATTTTTCTTTGGTAGTATAAAAGAAATAAGCTATCTTTGCAGCAAAATAAATATTAGTATTCACTTATATATAATAAGGTATGGACTTAAAGAAAATAATTAGAAGTCATGGACAAACCATTTCATCTGTAGCCGAAAAGTTAGGTATAACCCAATCGGCATTATCACAACAAATCAATAATGGTTCTATCTCGTTTGCAAAAGTAGAGCAAATAGCCAATATTTGTGGTTGTTCGCCATCTAGTTTTCTTGCTATTGATGGTGAAACCTTATCACATCCGGCTATCATCTGCCCTCATTGCGGCAAGCCTATCGAGTTGGAGATTAAGGCAAAGGAGGGGAAATGATATTCCTCTCCTTTAACTCTTCTATTCTTTCTCCTTCAAAAAGCCTATACCTGCATGAACATTACCCAACTTATACCAAGACTGGGTTAAAGTCATAACATAACTACTGAAGGATTCTTCCCCAATATCAAGTGTGAAGTCTTCATCTACATCAGGCTCTCCATGTCTTACGTACCCCTTATTCGGGGTGTATAGCAATCTATGATATGAGCCGCTCTCACAAATATAAAGTCCGCTATTACGCCAATCTGAACTCCAAAATTCCGGTTTATTCACGTAACAAAGCATTACATCACCATCGTAAATAGGAATACTATGACTTCGTTCATCCTTTTCTCCAACAAACTTTTCGCTATCAACATTGTCAGACTGACGGATAACAGATACGATGGAGTAACCATTTCCAATAAAGTCCGCTATATCAACATATGTTCTTTGCTCTCTAAGGTCAAATTCTTGTTGGCTTCTTACGCCATCTTTCTCAAATATTACAAGTATTCTTGTATACTTATCACCAAAATTGACCATACTTAGAATCAAGCCGTTGTTCATGTAAGACGCATAAGCTTCTTTGGCTAGTGTTAACACACGCTCTAGATATTCCAATGGCTTGTATCTAACTAACCAAGACTGACCTTTATGCATCTTTTGCAAGTACGAATACATGTTCATCGCCTCGCATTCATCTATTCCATGCTTCTTGCAGACCAACTTGAACTTATCCGGATAAACACTAGTTACAAGTCTATCCAATTCGTCCATAGCTTGCATAGCCTTCAAATAATCATTCGCTTCCATTTACTAATCTTTAAGTTTTTCAATTATATAACCACGACCTGTATAGGTACAAGACAAGCCGATATACACTAGCTGATGTAAAAGCCACAATTCTTCAGTGAACGGCAATCTATTACACTTCACAAACTCATCTTCATCCTCAAAATCGGATGCCTTTTCCAATATTTCTTCCTTTGTCATTATCTTTAAATTTGTGCCCGAAAGCTGTTAATCCGCATCTTTTATTTTTTGTAATGTGTCAAGTATCACGTTTGCAATCTCAAACCTACCGACATTTGGATTCTGTGGGACACTATAACACAAAGCTTTTAAAAGCTCAAAACATTGATTCTCATATAATATCATACGCTTACTTCTTTTGATTAAAATACTTTTCCAACTCTCGAAGGATGAACATCCCTCCTATCTTGAAAGACTGTTCTATCACTACTCGATGTTCCTTAAATTCGTTTTGGCTTCTCGAAAACCGAAACGCTTCATTCTCTAGCATAAGCACAAACTTATTAAATTCTGCATCGGTCATTTGCATCCACCTCCTTCCTTTGAGAATAAATCATCAATATAGAACCACCCGTCTATAGGCATATTCTCAACAAATCCTTTCCAAGACTTGAATTCTTTGACTTGAGCTAATGAATAATAGTTGCCTACACTATAGTGCAGCAATATCCATTCATCATATCCTTCTGGCTCCTTATTTGTTTGATGCCACAAGTCCTTCAAGAATTCATTGATAGCCCACTCAGCACCTTCCTTAAAGCCTTCTTCAATTAATAAGGCTTCTTCCTTATCACAATCCGTCACTTTGCTGTATCTTCTTGCGGCTCCTTCTATTTTCTTATCGTCTATCATAACTATTGTTGTATTAAAAATGTAAATATGGACGTTCAAGAAAACTAAGTAAAACAGCATGTTCTTTATATGCGAAAGAATCTGTTCTTCCCATTCTCTCAAAGCGTTGCATTTGCCTTTTACAATGCTCTATAAGTTCTTTCTTAAAAGCTTCGTCCATAACTTACCTCCACATCTTTAGTTGTACCTAACAATGATTCGTTGCCTTCGTAAGGGATACAGAACTCCCATCTACCATTAACACATACATAGTCAAGATATTCATCTGTCTTATCTGTATGGCTAAATATATTTGCACGCCATTCCTCAGTTTTTTGATGTCTAACCAACACATTATCGAATGGATTCAGCTCAACCTTTGGCTTCAAATCCACAATCTGTTTCTTCTCAGCATCCCAAGCTTTGCCTTCCTTTTCGAGAGCATCAAAGAGCTGTTTTTTCTCTGAGTCAGTGGCAAGGCGAAGTTTACAAAGGTCTTTCTTAAAGAAACTAATTCTGCAGCCCATACTCAAAGTTAGACTACTTAAATCTAAAGAAATAAATGAGCTATAACCTTCTGATAAATCAGTTTTATCTGATACTATAAATACATCTTGTCTATTACCATAGTCGGCAAAAGCTATATCCCCATCCTTGAACTCTGGCTGAGTCTTCTCAATCTCCAAAGTCTCAAGGTTTAGTATGCCACCTAATTTTCTTTCAATCTCTCTGACATATCCATAGGCAATATTGTTTTCTAACTTGTCAAACTTAGCTGTTTCTGCATTTGATACGTCTTCGTAACCATCCCTGCTATTAGAATAGCATCCGTTGAACTTTGTATAATCATCAGATGCCCATTCTTTGAAAATGCACTGAAATCCACAACTATTGATAAGCAAATCGCCCTTCTTCCAGGCGAACTTGCCCCAGTCACGCATATTCTTAGAAGGAAGGAGAATCCGTAAGCCTGCAAGCCAGCATTTTTCTGTACCTAGTTTTGAATAATCAAACAAAAGAGTACTGCCTACTTCATTAGTTGATGTACATTCTATATAAGTACCAACGTCTGTTGTGTTGACTTTATCTAACTCTACGTCTATATTGCGTAATAAGTCGTACAACTTAGTTCCTTGCGGCTTATCCTTTAGGATTTCCGCTACATTAATCTTATTTCCCATATCTGACTTTTTTATATTCATTTATTCTTCACTAAAATATTTCTTAACAAACACTCGTTCGGTGAGCCATTTTCCAAACCCCACTCTAAAGTAACGCTTTGATTTACCTTTCGCAAACCCATATTCATCACGAGGTGTATTTACACTTAGGTGTATCTTAGGAACATGGTTCACCGATACGTATGCAGTTATATATTCATCCGAGAATGCCAAATGCTGAACTTCACGGAACTTTACACTTTTAAAGAACATTTCCTTCATAAGCCTTAGTCCTTATAGATTGCATCAAGAATGCTTCTGAAATTCGGATTATCAATAACGGCTTGGGCATCTTCTTTGTTCTTGAAGTAAATAGCACCTTCGTTATAAACACTACTAGAAGTAATACCGTATTCGCTGGTTCGCATGATATTATGCTTGCATTCTTTAGAATTCCAATCCGGTTTCCAATCTCCATTATAACATTTAGCTATATCCATTAACTTATCCAATGCAACAATTTTCTCTACATTACTATTAGTAACAGTAGCAACGACAGGACTAAGACCACGGTCTATTAAAGTAGATATAACATCCTCATAGCTGAAGGGTCTCTTCTTGAATGCTATAATGCCCGCTTTCAAGTCACTTTTTTCAATATCCACTTCCATTCCTTTAGGAATATCTATGATTAACTTATTATCTAGCATTTTCATTTTTCTTATGTTTCATTTCCAAAATATATTTTTTATTCACAACCAACTCGAAGAACTTATATTTAGCATGCATATAGTTGCGACCTAAATCAACTCCACCGACAAATTCTTCTCTATACCAAGAGATTGCCGTATATTTTACAATATCATGCTCTTCCGGATGATTCACACGACCATTCCACACATCTGTGCGAACCAAATCGCAATACCCATCAGGTAATTTGGCACGTATCATTCTTGTGTTCTCCGCATCAATATAGACGTTTTTGTATTCCAAATCTACGCCTAAAATTTCCTGATTAAGCTTTGCTACATCCATATCTCATTAATCTTAAAGCACTACGTTGAAGATCCCTCGGTTTTAACGGATTTTTCTTCAACATTTTATTCGCTTCGTTTCGTATCTTGCGGCTTTTCCACTTCTTTGTAAGACGCATAGCCTTTAACAAACGATGGTCTCCAGCTAGCTTTCCTGCATCCTTCTTGCCACAATAATAGCCTTGCCTATATGCCCAATATCTAGTCTTATAGACTTGCTTCATTATCTTCTTAGCTTGTCTTATTTTCATATCAACCTCACTTTCTATGAAAAAACGTTCCATGACACCAATCGCTGCTTTCAACATACTTATGTAGTTTAGTACATCTTCCTGCAAGCATACCATTGAAATGTTTACAACGACTGCATTCCTTTGAAGTTCTCAAAATTGAACGAAACAAACTAACGTTGGCACTCGGCATATTTACCTTATTCCATCTGATAGTTGCTTTCTGATAGAGATTCTTTAATCTAGGAATGAATCTACTCTCTTTCTTGAATGTATATTTTGAATCGAAGTAACGTGTGTCCGTTCCTTTCGCCATCATATTCAAGATTTTCTTAGCTTGTCTTATCTTCATATACTACTTGTTTTTATAAATTTCACATGTCCCCTCATAAATAGTGTTAGTACTATAAATGTCATTATATTGCGAAATGGAAACCAATTCGTTTGCCTTCATTCCCTTAAGAATTTCATCGTACACACTTTCTATTGCTCTTCTCTTCAATTGCTCCATGCCAGATTTGTCACGGCAATAGTATTGCATTTCAAAATTCGACATTGTAACTCTTGAACGAAGCTTAACGACTTGTGGCTTTATGTATCTAACATCTATCTTTGGCTTGATGCCTAGTTTGTCAGCTAGCCATTGTTTCCATTTCGGTTTTACATCTTCTCCATCCAAGCAAACAAGAAAGATGTAAATTAGACTAACACTTATATATAAAATTACAATTTCCATATACTACTTATTTTTATCTCCAAATAATACGTGTCTTCGATAAGGGAAGAAATAGCAACGTTCTCCTGGACACCACCAACTAGGAGAGTTCTTCATGCATCTACGACATAATGCTATATTCTTCTCAGCTTTTTGGTTGTCACGTTCAAACTTTCTTCGTTCTCTTCTTGAAAGAGGAGGAAGATAAGGATAAGACTCTTCCTTAAAAATCTTTGTGGCTAAAGCATTCAGTCTTTGAGCTACTATTTCTAATATCTTTTCTATCATACGCTATTCCTACTTATCGTATTTATTACCAACAACAACCATATCTTCAGAAGAGTAGTAGAATAAGAAATCTTGCCCAAAACAGAAAGCAGCAGCTTTACTATCCCAATTAATATCACCTCTTCTTTCCGCATTGTTATCTTTGTACATAACAATATCCCCCTCATAGATAGGTATTCCATTCTTGTCTGTTAGCCCTGTGAACTGGCAGACAGTAACAGGGTCAATTTCATGAAGCGTTGCACCGCCTGCTTCTACGATACCTATAGTAGTTTTGCTAAGTGCAGGAATCTTCATTACAACAAAGCTTCCGATTATCCATTCTCTGTTGTCAAGACGTTTAGCCTTGAACTTGATGTCTTCTAATTTCATAAGCTATAATCATTTAATCCCCTTACATTGTTTAACAACCGTCTCATTGAAAGACAAATTATAAGCATGAGTATCTGTAATACCTTCGGCCTCTTTATATTTGTCAAGAATAGAATCCCTTATTCCGTCAATATTAGGCTTATCTAAAAGTTTGAACATGATGACATTAGTCCAATCGTCAATTCTCCTGTTTGGATTATCAATCTCGTCTTTATACCAACCAGATTTTCGCCCACTATCTTTATGTGGAACACGATATTCTGCTACCATTGGTATTGCGATAAATCCATCATTCTCCATAGTAAGAACCATTACCCAATCAAGCTCAATTCCAAGTTTTTTCATCTTGAAATACTCTTTAATGGGCAACCATCCTTCTAACTTCATTCGCTCAATAAATAAGTTAGCTACTCCTGCTCCTATAATTTTATCGTGCATACTTCTCATTTTTATTTAACTTTATGAGCAGTACTATTAGTATGCTCTATATGTTCATTACTACAACAATATGGATAGAAATACTTATCCGCTCCTTTCATAAGTGCTTCTATAATATCATCGTCACTATCTTTGCACTTAGAATCAATAGTAACTCTAATACTTACTTCAAATTCTCTTACCATAATTATTCTTTTTAAGTTTCTTGCATTGCTGTATAGCTAAAGCTATTCTCATTCTTCCTTGCCAAGAAATGGCACTAGAAGAAAGGTATCTCTCCAATATTGGTGATATTGGATTAAGAAGCTCTGCGTATACTAAGCTAAATCCTGATATAAAAATATCTACATCCTGAGCATCAACATTATCATTGTGGGCATTTATTAACTCTACGGCTTCTTTATACTTCATATCATTCAAAAGCTTTGCTAGTACAAATTTAACATCCCATTCCATATCAATCTTCTTTAAGTTCTACTGGCTCATCGTTCCAAGTAAGTTCTCTTCCGATGAGCTTCTTAATGCTTCCTTTAGGAAGGTAACAGCAACCGGTATTTGCGTACCTCTGCCCATATAAATATACGACAGAGCAAATCCATAATGTATTACTTTCATTTCTGCAAGGTTTTTCTGCAAAAATATGTTCACAGCCACCTTTATCTACTGCTAACCAAGACATAACTATTCCTCCAATTTTTTAATTAATAAATTACTTTTCTTATCAAATAGTTTATAACCACTACGGAGATACCAATCTAGAACAAATCTATCAGATTCATCTTTATCAAATTCCAATCCGATTTTCTTTACCCCATTTAACTTAGCCTGTTGTTCTGCGAGTTGTAACAGGCGTTGTGCAACACCATTTCTCCTATGAACAACGTCCACCCAAAGTGCATATATTAGAGCTTCGGCTTTGCCGAAAATATCACTAACATATAATGGAATAGATATTTGAACAGAGCCATGATTTTCTTCATCAGTTATTAAAATTCTGATTTCATCCTTCCATGTCTGTTTTTGTATCATAATCAATCCTCCAACTCTATGTTATTTTCTGCTGCGTAGCCATCTTGTGCTTCCTCACAATACTGACCTTCGCAAAGCCAACCTATGCCGATGTTATATTCTGAGATAATGTTCTTGTTACAATACTCACAGATAGCATCGCCATGTTTATTTTGTAATTCTTCTCTTGTCATAATCAATTATCATTATATTCTTCCCATCCATTCTCCCAAGAGCCACCTGAACGGATAGCCCAAAACTCTTGTTGAGGAAGGATAGTTCCTTCTTCATCAACTAACTCCTTTCCTTCATATCGAACAAACTCACCTTTTGAGAATGAGTTGTGCCTTATCGGCTTTCCTACGCTGATAGCGAAAGCCATTGCTTCTTGCTTTGTCATATTAGTCCTCCAACTCTTTAATTGCCATATTTATACTATCTTTAGCATGCAAGATGTTCTTCTTTGTATTTGACGTATTGAGCCAAAACAAAGCACTTTTAAGCTGACCTTTTATAAATTCTTTATCCATACTATTCCTTGTTAAAATAATATTTCTAAGAACCCTAGTTGCTTCAATCTCATATAAACCACCAAAGGATACTTTATAGGAATTTTTACTTAACTCTGAGATAAGAATAACTTTCTTACAAGTTAAAATTCTTATAATCATATAAATTTTCTTCATCAAACTTTAATCTCCAACTCTTTAAGTGCCAAGACTAACTCGTTTTGAATATAAATTGTAGTGCCTTCACTTAATTTTATTCTTTTTGAGCCAATCATCTTGGAAACATTATTAATGTGAACTATTGCTTTATCTTTGTTCATTTTCTAAATTTTTTAAAAGGGTCATAAAAACCCCACAGAAAAATTATTCCAACATACGAACAAAATAATAATACGATTGCTACAATGCCTCCTACGACATATAGTAGCCACATTGGTATTGTTATAGTCATTGCTTATCCTCCTTAGCTTTTTTAAGATAAAATTCTCTCCAATCTTCAAAAGTCCAATCTCTTGTGTTATGAGTAAGATTGAAAACTTCCGTATCTTTCTCTAACTGGAATAATAGCCAAGCATAATCTTCATATCGCTGTCTTAGCAATCTCTTGCGACACAATCTTACATGCTTGTATAACTTATAATCAGCGGTTGCAGCATCAAAGATTATTTTACCTACTATTGCTAACAGATAAGCAGATATAACACCTAATGCAATCCAACCTAATATTGTAATTACTAAGTCCATATTCTCTTCTTTTTACCCTCTCCCTGTTGCCAAGGAGAGGGTGGTTAATTACTTACTCACAAATAATAGCGAGCTGACCACAAGCAGCTCCATTCTCAATTTCAGCCTTTGTTGCGATTGCTACTGCATAATCGTAGCCCATCTTTTCCAATTGATTCTTAATTGCATTCATACTTAGTAATCTCCTTTTCTTTAAATGATTTATAATATAATTGCTTAAAACCTAACTTTATCAAAACGTTAATGTAATCTCTATACTGTTTACTGATAAAGATTTCGTTGTTATTGCCAACAAATCTATACCATAAATTGTCAAGAAATACATTTGTCTTATAATGACCTTTATTGCAATCAATGATAACTAGCTTCCCACCTACCTTCAGATACTTCTTCAAGGTTGTAAAAGTTCTCTGTAAATCTGGGATATGATGAACAACGTTTCTTAGATAAAATACATCTACTGATTTTTCTCTAAGACCGACAATCTCATCTTTCCCATCATACTGAAAATCCAATTGTGGAAAGGTTGTTATATCGCAAGTTTTATATCCAGCCTTTGGATTATAGCCACTTCCGAAATCAATGCACAATTTTGTCATCATCAATATGATTATTTCTTCTTACAAGCTCATTGTTCTTAACGGCCTTGCAATACTTTTCCCAATCACAGAAATTTCCAAGAGGAGTTATGATAATATCGCTTCTGTTGTACTTCCCATAATTGCCAAATACTCCAAATGTATGTCCATTCCACTTGTAATCATAGAATCCATATCCGTCATCACCAACCTTTACAGAACCATCTGGGAGTCTTATCTCACCATACCTTGCCTGTAAATCTTCGCATACAATGCTATAGAAACCATCTGATAGTATTGTTTCCAGTAGTTGTGGATTCAAACTTTCCTTGCACTTAGGAATGTTTATTCTTGTGTTTGGAATAATCTCCTTACACAGAAGTGCCATATCTCTACGTCTTTCGTACTGTTCGATAGAAGACACGCTGATAGCAACCTCAGTTAATCCGGCATCTTTCAATGCAACGATGATGTCCTCATTAAGCAGTATTCCATTTGTAACAAGACAGATACCATCAGATGTATAGTTGCTGACTATCTTTACAATCTTTACCAAATCTGGATTGAGCAAGCTTTCGCCTCCCATGATAGTTGCTCTTTTCAGAACACCAACCTTCTTCAAAGTTTCCTCCATCTTATCACAATCCAGTCGCAATGGTGACTTAAACTTTTGGTAGCAGAAGTAACAATTTCCGTTTACTCCTGTACTTTCGTTCATGTTGCAATTCAAATTTGTGATAATTCTATATCTGAAAATACCCTTTTTCATACTAAATTAATTCCTTCTACAACACCATTGCCGAGGTGATTTTTCTCTGATATGTTATTCACATTAATAGGAGACAACTTCACGAAGAAATGCTCCTTATCAAACCATTTTTTCAGCTTTTCTGCATCAAAATCGGAAGTGTCAACAAGTGTAAGATTGATTGTAGTCTTCAGATTGCTTTCTGTGCGAATCTGACCTAACTCTTGAATAGTCATCTTGTTCTTGTAAGGAATCAACCAATTACGCTTGTCATCATCAAATGAATGTAAGCTAATCTGTAACGTAATATTTCCCTTAATGAAAGAGAAATCGCTTCCCTTAATGCCAATCGTTGATACGTAATGATGAGTATTTGGGTATTTCTCAGTAATAATGCGGATAGCATCCTTGACTGCATCAATATTGAGGAATGGCTCGCCCATACGAGTATAGTTAATCTTAAACTCTTTTGCTTTGCTTGGGTCAGCACCTGCCTTGTTGATGGCAAATTCAACCTGTTCAACAATTTCTTCTGCCGTAAGATTGCGATAACGTTTCATGTTGCCTGTAGCACAGAACTTGCATCTTACTGGACACCCACTCATTGTAGATACTCCTATCATCCAACGTTCCGTGCGGTCGCCAAGCTCATTGTTGTCGAGCTTATTCTGATGTCTGCCTATTGCATCTTTGGTTTAATAAGGCAAGAATGTATCTGTCGTTTCAACAAGGAAACCATCTTCTAATTGAAGGCAATACACGACACCATTCTTAAATGTTTTCTTTCTTAATTCCTTCATATTCTCTTCTATTTATATCCCTTGCAGGATGGTTAGTTAATTATTTCGTAAATTCTATCATATATTGTGCAAGCACAGAGCCTACATAACATAAGGTCATAAGTATTGCTGCCACTGTCGCAATTACAATACTTACTGTTCTCAACTTTGGCGTTTCTGACCAAAATATTGCACTAACTATCAGAAAGATAGTTCCTAAAATCGTTAACAATACTACCATATTACTTATATTTATATCCCATAATGGATAGTTATTTACTCTGGTGTCTTAGTTGTATATTTATCAGATGATGTGTAGAAATATATAATCACCATCTGTAGAAGTATTCTTAATATCACAAGAAATATCTGCTTTATCAAATACAAGTACTTCACAATCTCCACCCGTGATGTCAATATAAGATTTTAAATGCTCTATCAACTCACTTGCTTTCATATTACTATCTGTTAATATCCTTTCCTCAATCTTATACAATAATCAATAGCTTTGATTGCTAACCAAATAGCATGCTTCTGCTTATCGTCAATAAGATTTTTTCTAATCTCAAATAGCGTCTTCTTTGCTTCTGTTGCATTCATATTTCTATTTATTTATGTCTGAAGGCATTAACCACCTAACATATCGCTAATGTTTAAATACTTCTCTCCATCACCTAAGTTTCTTACCTCACAGAAACCTGCTTCTGAAATTGTACTATCATCGTCATATATCGTTGTGACGTGTATTTTGTCTATAGGACAACAATCATCATCACTTACCTCAAAAGCAATAGGCAAGTCTCCGTGTTTTGCCTTTATTTTCTCTAAACTTTTAACCAAATCACTTATTTTCATACTAATATCTTTTATGCCCGAAGGCGTTAATAAGTATAGCTTAAAATACGTTGTATTTGACGCAACAATTTTAAGCCTTCTTGTCTATCTCTTTGCATCCACTCATTACCTTGCCCCTGTTTGACAAACAAAGCTTTGCGAATGGCTTTATACGCATCACGTAAATCAACTAATTGTCCTTGCATATTCTATCTTTTATGCCCAGATGCGTTAAACATTTAACAATACTCTTTTGAGTTTTATTCGCAAATTCTCTTTTAACTCTTTAGCTTCACTCCACGGTGTATATGTTGTAGTATAAAAATTATAACTACGTTCATCTACACAATGTAAGCCTGTTATGAGTAATTCCAACTCTTCGTTGGATAGCACAACATTTTTGTCCATACTGCTATTATTTATGCCCGAAAGCGGTTAGGAATTAACTATATAAAGTTGTTCATAAACAGTAGATTTCACAACAATAGGTTCAGAACCTAAGTCGTTATCATCTATCTTGATGGCAATTTCCATATCACCCTCTTCATCGTAAACATCTTGAAGCTGTTGAATAAATTCACTTATAAGCATACCTACACCTCCATTTCTTCTCCAATACCAAAAGCAAATAGGATATGCTGCAACTGATGAACATAATTGATATAACTTCCCATAATATCATCATTTATTGAAACAGACCAACTGATTCCGCCGTCTGTGCAAAGTTTAATTCTTGGAATACGACTATGCCTAAAGTATATTTGTCCCTTACTCCATCCATTCTTAAGAAGAATGGCAGATGTAAGGAGCATTGGCTTTATTTCATCAACACCAACAAAGCTGTACACCAATCCTTCTTTCGGGCAAGACAAGTCAAAGTGGCTTCCGTCTCTTGGCTCTTTGACTACCATGATTTTGTTGTCATACATAACAACATCACCAACTATATATTTCTGTGCCATATCATTATATTTTTAAGTTACTATCTATATGCAAAGCATATAATAAATGTTGGAGTTCGTGAATATACTTTATTGTAAAAAGCATGGTATTTTCATTTATGTAAGTGTATATACCATCTTCTGTAAATTCAAGTACTACATAATTTGCATTTTTTATCTTTAAAGCATACTTACCATTTATAGACTTCCATCCATTCTTCTCTAGAATCTCAAGAGTGAGAGGAATCGGTAAAATATCTCTGTCTGCAACTAAAGCTGTTTTTGTACTATTAGTTGAAATTAAAGCATAACATATCTTGTTATGAAGAAAGTTTTCTTCAAAATTAACAATAGTATAATTATTAGTTGCAAACTTTACCAAATCTCCTGGAATGTATTCTAACTTATCCATAGCTTAGTCCTTTTTATTAATGAAATCCTCATATTCACCTATCGTGATTTCCACGAAGTCTTGATTTTGCTTCTCGGCTCGGATGCTGTCATCAAAGTAAACGAAAATGCGGTCTTTGTGACGGAGGAGCTGAGTAATAGAAAAACGGCTAGCTTGAGAGACTTCTATATTCAGTTTCTTCATTACCTTGAAATGGTTAGCAACTGATTTATAGGAGAGAAGAACGGAGGCTATTGCCTTGCCTTGCTTATATCGCTTATTAGGCGCAATAGCTACATAATAACCGTCCTCCAATTTTACACCGTCTACCTTCTTCCACACCTTTTTATCTAGCGTATCGTAACGCTCAGAAGGAACCCATATAGCAGTAATCTCGTACTCTCTTGTGAGAGTACTGTTAGGCTGATAGCCCTGATATTTTTCAAATTTGAAACCTACGGCTTCTTCTACTCGTTTCATGTAGGCTTTATGCTCTTCAAATTCAGCATCGAGAATACTCTTAATGTATTCATAAGCCTTTGTACCTTGTTTTGCTTCGTATAACATATCTCTTTATTTTTTACGATGATTAAACTTCTTAATAGCATCTTTCTTTGAAGCTGCCATAATCTTAACACCCTTGATGGTGAACTCATGCTGTTCCTTTGGCTGGCACTTCTGTTTGTCGGATGGAATGTTGCCTTTCGGAACATTAAATCTAATACGTGGAGAACCAAAAGGAAAATCATCACCCATTTGGTATTCCAATTCAGTTTGCATACCAATCATTGATAACAATCCATTCATACGCTTTACTTCATTAAACTAAGTTCTTTCTAGCCCAAGCTTCTGCCTTTGGCTTAGTTTTGAACTTTTTATCTACTTCATGCCAAACTCCATAAGGAGCGGTCTTATACTCGATGAAAAACAAACCTTTCTCAATTTTGACTATTCTATATTCAAAATACATACGCTTTACTCCTTAAAACATAATTCTAAAATCATAACCTTTCAAAGTAGGTCTCTTTTGGAGGACGAACTTTTCTAAATCTTCAAAATCTATCGGGAAGAGCGCACAATATTTATACTTTAACGTGCAGACAAATCTTCCGTTGAGCATAACATCAAAGATAAATGTTTTCATTGCTCATCTCCTTTCTTTGGCAGTAAATCATCAATATAGCACCACTTTGTGATGTTGTTTCTCTTTACATAATCTTTCCAATAAACAAGACAGTAAAGATAATCAGCATCGTACTTAATACATCCATCGTCTCCATCATACCATTCTGTAAGAATCCATTCTTCGTAGTTTGGAGCTTCTTTTGCAGGGTACCATTTAGTCATTGTTCACCTCCTTCCTTATCACAAAGCAATCTTCTTCAACTTTATTATGTAAGTAGTATAAAAGTTTTAACTTTGTGAGTTTTTCTAACTTTCTTACTACATATTTTATAGTATTAGGACTTATATAACCGTCAGTCCAACCTCTTTTCAAAAGCCATTTAGCACTCTCCTTGTAGAATAACTTCTTGCATTTTCGTTTATTCATTTTCAATCTCCTTCACATAAAGTTTCGTTAACCTCGTCATTGTATGTATGAGTAACCGGATTGTACTCGGAATGGGTCGCATCTACCCTACCTTTCCGGTTAGTGAAATAGATAGCATTTCCTTGGTCATAAAACCTGTACACTGTTATACTATCTACAACAAACAATTTCTCGACCTTGAATTTGTCAACAGAATCCGAGATTTGGACTCTTGTACCCTTACCTTTACAACCTACCAAAATGGCGGCAACGGCTATTATCATAATTACCTTTTTCATATCAACTTCTTTTCTTCTTGAAGAATACGTCATTCATCGTACCCTAATATACTAAAGAACTCATCCATTTTTGGATTTAGATTGTTTGCCATTAACATATATGCCGGAACGGAACGACCGATGTTGCACTCTAACTTCAATGCATGTATCATTACTGAAGCTTGATGGCTTGAAATCTTAACCCTATCCAATCTGGAAAGTATTTCGCTCTGCGAATCTGCATTACGAAACACTTTCTTGATAAGACTTTCTATGTACTTACGCTGCTTGTCCGTCATTGCTCTTATTGTGCTCAAGAGACTCAACCAAAGCCTTCAGACCATTGAAGGTAGCATCCACCAACTCCTTGCTATCGGAAGCATCAAAATACCAATTTCCAATAATCTTGCTATTATTTTCGGCAAACATCGTAATACTCGTATGAGTATTTGAAGACGACATCTGGATAGACTCCTTTGTTCTACCCATGAGGCTGGCAATCTTTGTCAACACCTCTACATAAACATTATTCTTTTCCACTTTCTTCTTACAGTTTTTGTGGTGTGTCTCACCTTTTTTAAATTAGTAACCTTGTTTCTTAATTACAATGCAAAGATACAAAGAATATCCGAAATATGCAAACTTTTTAATGTGTTTCTTTTGTTCTTTAATATATCATAACATATAACACCGATAATTTACTGACGTTAACACAAAAAAATCCCCACCACTACATTATTATATAGTGATGGGGCAAACCTTTAAAACAAAATAGCATTATGGATTTCTACGATTACTATCATATCAAATCATCCACATAAGCCCATTTATAGATGGCGTTTGATTTCGTGAACCTATTCCACCATTCCTCGCCTAAGAAATTCAGATGCTTGAAACGCTTACGAACCTTAGTCAGACCGACAATGCGTCTGTTGTACTCCGGCAATTCTTCAACCGAATGCCAAGCACCTTCCTTTTGATATTTCATTCCCAACTCCAAGGCTTGCTTGGCTATCTGCCTTGCACCTTGACTAAAGTCTATCTTATCAATCAACATTTCTAAGTCCATAATCAAATAACTTTTATGTTTACTTTGTCTTCAAAAAACGCTTCTAGCACTTCCTTGGCTTTTGTATCTGCTTCATCCAAGTCTTTGCATTTGACTACTTGAACACCATAACCTATAGGGTTACGCAATTCATAACTGCCTTCAGCCTTAACCAACCGGAGGAAAATATCTCCACCTTTAAAGCGGTACGAATATCCTTCTGTTGCCTCGTTCCATTGTCTAACTATGTTCCTCACCGCCATAATATCTTTGCACTTTTACCAATGTAGCACTAGCACCCTCAATGTAGGCTGCGATAATGACATTTCTATATAGCTCACTATTTTCCTTATCAATTCCTACCAAGCCTTCTGTTGATTTCAAAGGCTCAATTGTAAATTTATAAGCCTCCTCTACTATCCAGCTAGGAACTCCATTTGAAATCAAATTCTCACAATACTCATTCATAATTTAACCTTTTAAAATTAGTGGATGACAAGGGATTTAAACCCTTGTTGGTGTCAACACCTCCCCAGTGACCTGGTTTGATGACATACTCCCTCGCTACTTGCAAGGAATTGTTGGGTGACTAACGTGGCTGCACCCTTGCGATTGCTCGGACGGCTTACTACCACTACCCAATTCGGCAATGCCCTGCCGAAGTATATTCTCAGCTGCAAAGAGGTCTCTAGGATGAACTGCACCACAAATAGGACAAGTCCAAACCCTATCACTCAATGACAGCTTATCATTCTTATAACCACAAGTACAAAGGCGGCTCGAAGGGAAGAATCGGTCAATCTTATGAACCTGAACGCCATATTTTTTCGCAACGTGTTCCAACTTCACAACGAAATCGCCATGAGCCAAGTCAGACATCTTGCGTCCCCAATTACGCTTCATTCCCTCCAAGTTCAAATCCTCCAAGCAAATCAAGTCATAACGCTTGCACAACTCATGCGCCATCTTCCACTGGAAATCGGAACGCTTGTTCACGATGTTTTGATACAATCGCTCCAACTCCAGCTTCTTGCGCTTGCGGTTATTGCTGCCCTTCTTGCACTTCGAGAGGTTGCGAGACCTGCGTCTAAGCTCCAACAAGTCAGTTTTAAGGAACTGAGGATTATCAATCTCACGCCCATCGCTCAAAGTCATGTACTTCTTCAATCCAAAGTCGATGCCCACGGATGCACCATCATGTGACTTTCCGTAAGACTCGGCTTGCTTGTCTAAGCAAAGGACGATAAAGTACTCGCCCAACTTGTTTCGCTTGACCGACACCCTCTTGACCTTACCATCGTAGGGACGGCTCAGAGAGAACTTAAATGACTTCTTTATCTTGTTTATCACAAACTCGTTTCCACTAAGGGAATAGCCATTTTGTTGAAAGGCAAATGAACCAAATTCTATTGCTTTCTTAAATTTTGGTGGACGCTTCGCATCATGCTTGAAGAAACGCTTGTAAGATATATCCAATCTATCCAACACCTCCCTAACTGTTTGACAATTAAGCAATGTTGGTTTATAACACTTAGAGAAATGCTTATACATAGTAAATCTTGGAATGTACTTGTGATACAGCTTATAATATCTCTTCTGCAAGGCAAGAGCGTGATTCCAAACATAGCAAGCCTCACGGAGCATCTTATCCAAATGCTTCGTCTTCTTCGTCCGATATAGCTTGTACTTGTATGAAATCATATTCTTAAATTTTAACCAGTTTTTGAAAGGTGTGTCTCACCGAAATTCACTTGCAAAGATACGAAATTTCTTTCATATATGCAAGGAAATCGGCAAGAACTTTCACCTGTTTTATAATTAAAGTGCCAATGGTTGTCGGCAAATTTTAAGTGTTCACATCTTACGATGCGGTATTAACTATCTCCCTGCCCAAGGGAACAACCATTAGCGATAGGCTATTTGTAGTTATGAAACTTCAAAATAAAGCCGTGTGACTCCTAAGTTTACAATCCCGCCCCCACGCTGGGCATCACACGGCTTTGACACGTGGGTATTTCATTTCAATAGCTTTTTTATCATTTTAACACCTCGCTTACCAAACTTTCGCTCGACAACAGTATTATAACTCACTCCATCAATGGAACACTCATCCGGATAGCACTCTTCAAGCCAATCTGTGAACTTCAGCAGATTGAAGACTAACTCTTTTCTCGCTAAAAGAAACCGCATATCAATGAATTTTCCAAAGCTTATTCCGAAGATTTTCTGAAATTCATTACCTATAGGCAAGAACTCACTTGGTTCGATTTTCATTAGCTTGCTTTCTTAGATGTCACACTCTCCAAAGGATAGTCACTCTTCATAAAGTCACTAATTCCGATATAAGTTTTCTGCAAATCCTTCTCATCGTCTTTCAAGTCTTCTGTCGCATTTACAGCGGCTGCATTCAAAGTCTGTTCGTTGAAGACACCGTTTCTCACCTTATCGAAATAAGAAAGAATCTCTTTAGTCATCAAATGGTCAGCCAATCTTTTGAAATCCTTATCCATCACCAATGCCATGAAGTCATAAGAATTTTCAAAGGCCAAGATAGGAGCAAAATCCTTGAACGCTTGCATTAAGTTAACATGCAAATCTTCATACAGCTTACGGATGATATTCTCGTAAGTTCCCAAACAAAGGTTGGTCAGATTGTACAGGATGATTGCATTCGCATAAACTCCCGATTTTTCACCAATCCCTAAGTTCTGTAACCTCACCGCAAGCTTATCTCGCAACTTGTACAAGTCTTCACTAATCTTGTCATAGAACGTCATTGCGAATTCGTTATTGAAATCTGCATTAGGAACATAAGCGTCATAATACTTAATCGCCTTGCGAAGGTTCTTCTTGCAGTCCACCCACTTCTTCTTCACTTCAAACCTAACGCATTTCTTCTTCAGAATACTCTTTTCGATTTTCTGCATGAAGCACTCTGCCAACACCATTTCAACATAGACATATTGCTGAAGATAACCTCTAGTAACAATCATAACCTTGTTTACTTCGGTTTCGGTCATTCCATGCGGCACACTGATAATTATCTTCTTGCCACCTACGTTCAACAAGACTCTTCTGAAACAATTAACACTAGGCATGATGTTTTCTAATAGAATATTCAACAACCTTGTTATAGCACTCTTTTCTCACCAAATCCTCAACCCTATACAATGTGCAAACCTCATGGGTATCATTCATATTGACTTGTGGGCAGCAAATCTGATAGAAATACTTTGTCCTGATGGTAAAACCAAGCAACTTGATTTGTTCCTTGAACACCCGACCGGAAACCACCTTATCAAGTTTTTTCTTGCCTTCGAAGAGATTCAAACTCTCCTCTCTACGATATACAATATCGGTATTAACCGAAAAAATCTTTCCGATCATAACTATTCCTCCAAATTTCTAAGCGTTTCAAGACTCTCATCATTATCAACATCATAGCCGATATGATATTCGTTGCCTATTCTAGCACCAACATATACCTCTTCTGCATCCAAGATATAACGGGACATCTGTTCACGCACCTTTATCTGTTCTTCATTCAATCCAAGTACATCAAAGCACTCTTCCTGCAATGACTTATATGGTTTCGTTCCCATATATGAAACATAAGCCAGCTTGCCTTCCTGATGCAATGGCTTCCACTTCTCCCACCAATGGTTGCGGTACTCCAAGATACCTCTTTCTACTCCATCGGCACAAACATGTTTAACTATTCGTAATTTCATTATCTACCTTTTTTAAAACCACTTTAACTATCTTCCCATCACACTTGAACACACGAGACTTAATCTTATATGTAAGGTTGTTAATCACAACTTTATCTCCTACACAAGGCATAAAATGAAAGTCGTAATTTTTCCAAATGATATTTCCTTCGTACTCGAATTCAACCATTATTCTGCTCTCCTAATGTTTTCTTATATTTATCCAACATTACTGAATTAATCTCTGACCAAAAAGTTACAATTACGTCCTTGAAATCAACATTATGTTCCTTTGCTATAAAATTTCCAGCACTGACGAAATCAAAATAGCCTTCAATCGTCTCTTGTGTACCTGTACATATTCGTGTTATGCCATTCTTGACATACTTAGCCACAAAATAATAGCCTTTCTTCATCGCAACAACTCCCTAATAAATTCGTTACGCATCGGCTCAACGATGCTTGTATACAAACTCTGCTTATCTTCCGGAATATCATCCGGTGTAATAGAGAACATCAACAAATATGACATCGGAATCTCCAATACCTTGCATATTGCATCAATCTTACTCTTACGTGGAAACGTTCTTCCTGTCTCCATAAACAACATGTTTGTCTCGCTACAACCGATAGCCTTACTCAGTTGTCGTTGGGTCAAGCCCTTGCTTACCCTAATTGTCTTAATCGCCTTTCCTAAATCCATCAAAACCTCCTATTTAAATATTTCAAATCTGTTCTTTATTGCTATCATGGCATCAGTGACTCCATCTTTGTATCCAACAGAATACAAGGTACAATCCTCTTCGCTCGGTTTCTCGGACTTGGATTTCAGAAATTCTTCTATCTCACAGAAACCATGCTCCAAGAATCTGAGGAACATCGCATTCTTCGTGATAGCTGGTCGTAGAGTATCTTTAACCCAATCCCAGCCATCACCATAACCTAACGTAAAATTTGAACTGCCACAATATTTCACTTTCGGCTCATCAAGCCATTGTTTTAAAATTTCTTTCTTTGTCATTATCACCAGTTTTTATGGTGTGTCTCACCTTTTCAAATTAATAACCTTTATTTCTTAATTACAATGCAAAGATACAAAGAATATTTGAAACATGCAAGCGTTTTAATGCGTTTCTTTATTTTATTAATGTATTTTAATTATCTAATATGATTTCTACCATTTATTTTAAAGTTTTTACATTTTTCTCTTTCTCAAACACTCTTGCTACTATCACCTGTATCCTTAAATTCGTCTTACCATGTTCTTTAACGTGTTCCACACGCTTTGTAGTTTTTGCACCTTGCAGCAATTTCTGTCACTCTCTTCCCTTGTACTTTCGTAGTGCTACCTTTCTTGCATTTCAAAACATTTCCTATACTTGTAATTTGTATTTCCAAGAAATGGACGCAACAAAAACAACTTCTAAAATTCTTATCCATTTGACATTTCCTTTTTAAGTTTCTTTCTTTGAGCCAAGAACATAACAATCTCCTCGAAATCATCGCAATTCAAGAGCATTTGTCCAACCTGCCATTCCTCTGCTTTCTGATTGGCATCCTCCATACCCTTTGCTAAGAATGTGATTTTCTTGTCTTGGCTTCGATTCTCTACAGTAACTTCAAGTGTACCATATTCAAGTTCGGTAGTCTTCATACTGAGACCTTCATCAAATATCCTCAACAAATGATTAAAAAGATTACTTCTTTCCATTTTTCAACCTTTCATTTTCTTGTTTTAACAAGTCCTCAAATTCCTTACGCTTTGCTCGCATATTCTCGAACCATTTACTTGGTGTTATAGGACACCCCATAAGCCAATGATCCAAGTTTGGAACAGGCAAATTGAACTCACTAGCTTCAATCGTATAATCATACCATTTCAGCAACTCTTCCTCTGGAGCATCCTTGTCTATATCAGTTACAATAGTAGCCATATCGAAGGTAAAATCACCGCAATTGGCTATTCCTCCAACTTGGTCTCCTATCCAAAATGTCTCCGGATTATCCAATCCGTAAAATTCATGCTTCTCACAGAATGCCTTCAAGTAAGCATTGCAAGCATTCTCGTAATCATTCTTTAATTTCTCCTTATCCATATCACATATCCTTAAAAAGTTTCTTATTCTCGCTCTTCTCCACCTTTGGATGGGAGCACATCACAACTTGCGTACTTGGGTCATGTCTTACCTGCCATTCGCAAGTATTACACCCCAAATCACCAACTTTATTAATTGCATTGGTGTATCTGCCTTTCTCACCATAGGGGCAATCGGTAACAAAATCCTTTCGTCCCCAGATGTACTCATCTATCTTGTATGAGATAGCATTTGCTTTCTCCTTTTTCTCGTTAATATTTAAAAACATCATATCGTCAATATTTAAAATAAGCATAGCTGACCATCATCAGCGACCTTAACATTACTCTCAGAAAACCAAAGTTCCTTGAATATCCTCTCCATGCAAGCTACGACAATCGAATTTCCAGCAGCCTTTTGAAGACTTGACTTCGACACTCCACTTTCAAGCATCTTGTCTATGTATTCTTCGTCAACGTTCATTAAGCGGAAGAGTTCTCTCGGAGTCAAACGCCTAATGCGCAACCTTGTCTCTCCAAGCACAACCAAGGAGTCCTTGCTCGCAGATGTAATGGTATTGGCTATGTTCTTTCCAAGTTCGACCTTTGAACTATGCTTTTCGCCTTTTATCCACTTCCCCTCAGAACGAGTTCTTATAGCTGCACTCATAGGTTCTTTCCATTCATTCGATACAAATTTCTCTTTACATAGCAAGTCATCACTAAAAAAGTACTTCTCATCCACATTTTCCTCCAAGACATCAACCAAGTGTTTCTCTAGTTTTGTCTTTCTCGGAAAATGATAATCTATCTTATCACCATCGTTTCGTATAGAGAGCATAAATACACGCTTTCTGTTCTGAGGAACACCGCAGTCGGCTGCATTTACCACCTTAGCGAAGTTGATATATCCATATGATTCTAACTCCTTGCGCCACTTGTTAAAGAACCCTATGAACTTTGTTTGAACCAAAGCCTCTACATTCTCCATCAAGAGGTATTTCGGCCTCTTGGTAATAATGGCGTTTCTTGTGAACCAAAGGATAGAGGAACGTGTATTGCTTCCCTCCTCTATTCCTTTCTGCTTTCCGGCTTGCGAAACAGACTGGCAAGGTGTTGAATATGTCAGCAAGTCAAAATCGGCTACCTTGCTCCAATCTATCTTGGTCATGTCACCAAAGTTCTTGCCGGATAGACTAGGAAAGCAAGCATTATGCAAAGCTATTGCATTTGGCTCTATCTCAGACCATCCGATGCACTCGTAATCGAAATCAGAATATTTCTTCTTCAACCGCTCCAAAGCCATCAGTTGAGAGTCATATCCGGCACATAGTTCAAACGTCTGTATCTTCATTAAATATCATGGGTTTTACAAAAATCCTCTACAAAGCCATCACCCCAATCATCCTCATGCCATATCTTTGCAACTTCAAGCTGTCCCATTTCCTTTATAGCCAAAAGAACTTGCTTTATATCGTTTTCGTACTTAGGCAATGAATTCTCCATAATCGGGAATACATCCTTTATCTCTTCAAAAGACAACACAACGTCAAACGAACCACCTTCACTTGGCGTTACTTCAAACAACTCTTCAGAAAGATTCTTTGAGGATTTCAACCACTTCAAGAATTGCTTTCTACTACGATACTCACAATATAAATTGCTAAACTTTACGTATAGCTTATCAAAACTTAACTCTTTCATAATAAATCAAATTTATCTTTAATTATCTGTTTCAAACACCGTCTGCTTGCCTCGTCTCATAGCACGATACTTCTCAGGAGCCATTGGTAAGCCATTCTCTTTTAATGCTTTCTCATATGCACCAAAAGCCAAGCAATCCGCTTGCTCGTTCAAATCATCGCCATTATGTCCCTTTACCCAAGTCAAAATAACAAGCTTATCCTTTGCACACTTACGATACAACTTGATTAAATCTGTGTTCTTTATATCTGCGCCTATTTCCCAATCTGTATATCGGAACATCTTTAATGCGTACTTGGAATCACTTCGAACCTCTATGACAGAACCTTTCGGGCAATAATTAACGGCTGATATTATCGCTAACATCTCCATTCTATTATTGGTAGTATGCAAGCAATGGTGTGTCTTGACCTTTTCAAGTTCACCTGTAGATGTATTCACAACAATATACGCAGAACCACCTGCCTTATGGGTGGAATAGTTATCGCAGCTGCCATCTGTATAGCAAATATAGTTTGGAAGAAGCCTTTTTCTTTCCACAACAGTTTCTTCTTTCTTAGGTTGAACCTTTCCATACTTTGCATTCTTGCCTGTTCGCAAAACGGAGTTGTAAGCACCTGCCAATGTTCGCCAATCATCACAATAGTTTCCATCTTTCTGTCTCCATTCGTTTTTCCATAACAAGTCCCACAAATCTTCGATAAAGCCCTTTTCTATCCAATTTTTCTTTATACAGAAACCCGAAAAGACTCGGGAAGATGGTATCTTCGCATACAAATCCTTTGCCATTTCGTCAATAGCATAATCTTTTTTGTTTGCGGTACACCAATTGGGAATAACAATTATCACCTCCCTCTTGCCAAGCAGACGTTTAAATCTAGATATATTGCCAAAGTAGCGATTAGACTCTTCCGCAAAGTCAGCATTCTTCACTAAATTCGCAAAAGTTTTGTTTGAAACACGAATCGTAAACAAGTCTATATCCTTACAAGTTTCCAATATTCTATTAACCAAGTCAAACATAGCCTCTATTTTGTCGGCTTGTTGCTCGTTGACCAGGAAGTTGTCACGAATGAATTTGTCACCATCATACAATCGACTATAAGCCAACACTCGATTTGCACCTTTCACACGATATGAACTCAGATAAACATCATAAGCTCTAACTTGATGTTCTGATTCCAAGTACTTTTCTTCTATCTTCTTCATAATCTCGTATATATAATAATAACACGTAATATATCAAGGAACACGTTAGCCTCTTAAAGACTCCTATACTTATTCCAACTAACTACTAATATGAAAATGTCCAAAATAGAACTTACCCACCATAGAAGTCATCAGGTAGATTTCCTATTGTGCCATTTTCCTTTATTTGCATTCGATGTCCCTTCAATTTATAACCATAGATTCTGTGCTTGATAGCAATAGAAGTCTCTCGGTCTCCAAAAGAGTAAGAGCAAGGTATAATTAAATAGTGCAGGTTACCTACGTTAAACGTAAAGTTCCTACGACCAAACCTTTGCAATGTTCGTTCCATCTCTCCCTCGTTTCTATCATCTGCCATGTGCATTTCCGCATACGTGGACTTAATCTTACCTTCGCAGATAAGATTCTTCTTGATTCGGCATATAGAGCCATGACCCATATTCACAACCTTTGCAAACGAGTTAGTAGTTAGTTGATGCCAAGCACAATCATTGTTGCCAACGTTAAAACAGTCTTGACGAGCACCACTAATAACCGATGTGTACAAAATATTGTTGACTATAGAATATAACTCCTTTAGCTTATAGTCCTTATTAATAGGAATACGACAAACGTAAGCCCCTTGAAAGCGACCGCCCTTTTTATTGGGCTTCTTTTCTTTATCACGGAACGTATTCACGATAAATCGCCCGTTACCAAGTTCTGTAAAGAGTCCATCCTCCTTGACATCCTTTAGCAATTTTCTTGCCTTTGGATAGCCTACACCGAGTTTTTTCTTTACATCCTTGATGGTTAAGTTAAATATTACAGAATTTCTGCGTTGCATCTTACACCAAATGGCAAAGCAAAGAGTCTCCTTGTGCGCTTTCACTTCTTGCGATGACGCACCATAGGTATACTTCTTTACCAAGTCCATACGTATGTGTAAATAATGCTTTCCCATAAATTCCTTATTTGTTTACCTTATCTGTGTTTCGCCTACTCCAACAATTATTGCCCATTGCTAACCTAGAGCAATCTAAGAATGTTTCGACTCAAAACAAGGATTCTAAAAAGAAATCCTTACCCTTCATTCGTCTGACACCGAAATCTAGGTAAGGATTATCGTGGTATGGCTTTCGCCACGGAAAATCTTATTGATTCTTGTAAGCGTGTCAGCACCAACAAAGCACGCTGCAAAGATACTAATTTATTTTCAAACTGCAAGAGCTTTAATGTATTATTCTACTCTAATTGCGCATTTTTAACACATAACACAATTTTAGTTACGTATACAAAACTACAAATACATTAAGCCGCTTGCAATTTTAACATTTTACACTCTAAGGCATTTTCAAGACAAAAAAAAGAGCAACCACCATCACTGGCAGCTGCTCCATAAGTTGTTACCTTAAACCAATCTAAAACCTTAATAACTAAAAACCAACCTAATAAAATAACTGTTTCTTATATTTTACCGTGAGAAAGAAAATCATTGTAACCAGCATCAAGGAAACGACCCAAAAGGAAATCATACCGAATTTCCAATAGAACAAATCCCATCCCTCCAAGTCTTTCTCAATATATTCCTTTTTGGTCTGGGCAATACTCAATTCTCTGTTTAGGCTATCCCTCTGAGCCTTATATATACTCGCTCGCTCTGCTATCTCCTTATAATGAATAAGGCTATCACGAACCTTGGATAGTTCCTTGCTGTCCCTGTATCTAATCTCTATATGAGTAGAATCCTTACCTAGCACCTTACCACTCTCATCTACCCTTGTCTTGACATCATCCTTGATGTATGTGGAATCCTTAACCTGTTTTTCGGTCTGCTCCCAATGATAAGATAGCAAGTTGTCCCGAATAAGCTTGACCCTTTCGTTGATAATTGAGTCCCAATGGGCGTAAGTAGTAGTGTCTCGCACCACCTTTTCCACTTCTACATATCTTGTTGTCCGGCATCCGTACATCATCAGCATGATGAAGAAACCTACCAATATGGTAACGAGCCAACGCCACCAGTCAAATCTAAGCTCCATATCAACCTCCTTTTTGAGTGCAAAGGTACAAATAAAACCAAAAGGAACGATTTCTTCGCCCACTCTTTCTTTTTCAAAATTTCAAAAGTGAAGAAAAAACCACCACCCAATTAAGAATGATGGTCTTACTAATGCCTTAGTTGAGCCTGTGTCTCGTAAGATTACCAAGTGATTATCTTTCCGGTATTACATACGAGCTTTCCATATTGTATATTTCCAACCCTGCGAAGCCATCCATGCAGGTTCACACTTTGCTTTGGGTCATTGTTCACAATCGCATTGAGAAAGGCAATTCGTGACACCTTCAACTTATCTAACAACGCCCATTGACCTTGTTTGTATGAATTGATAGCAGCTAAAGTCATATTACCCATGATACCATCAGCTTTTGTTCCTACGATAGTCTGAATCTTTTGTACGGCTCTGCTTACTCCACTATTATAAGCAAAGTCAACCAAGAGATTAGCCACCGACTGGTTGTTGATTTGGTCAGCCTTGCAAGCATCCCAATAATATTTCTTGAATATGTGATGCCATTGTTCATCGGTTATCTTCTTCAAGTCCGATGCAGTCTTACTAGCACCATAAACTTTACGGAACGTCTCTAGAGTCACGCCTTTCATCGTTGCGCCTCCCCTATCACTCTTTTTGTTAGAATATCCACCCTCGAATGAGAGGATGAATGGTTGTAAAATACTTGAGTCTGCCATAGTCTATTTGTCGTTTATGTTTTGATGTTCGCCACGTTCCCCTATCGTCTTGGTAATGCCAGCCGTGACGAACAAACTAGCTACACTACCAACAAATGCACTTAACCCCATCAAATCGGTCTTGATCGTCCCATAAGTCACCACTTCCCACACTAAGATAAAGCAGACAACCAGGAGCATCAAGAGACCTATCAGAGTAACGGACACTAAGAAGAATGCCTTGCTTGAATGTCCGCTATTAACTTGTATGAGTAATTTCAGATACTTAACCATATTTTAATCCTCCCTGTCACGATATATCTCATTTTCTTCCTTTTCAACCAACGTTTCTAAGGATTCTCGCTTTCTTGGTGGGGTTCTAAGTTGGCATCCATCCTTGATGCATCTGTTCCATTGTGCCTCATGCAAGGCAAGCTTCAAATCGTTCTTCTCATCCCTAAGATTGCGTATGGTAATACGATACTGATTGATTTCCTCATACAATTCATCTATTTTACTGTTAAGATTAACGACCGACTCGTTGGAACGTTCATAGAGAGCCTTCCACTCATCGGCATATGATGAAATAGTCTTATTCTCTTCCTGTGATGCGAGTGCCGCCTCCTTTCGCTTTCTACTATTATAGTACAGCAGCGTTGAGATTACACCCGATGCACAAAGAAGATTAATTCCCGTCTGTATTAATTGAATAGTTTCCGCTGTCATTTCTTTGTGTTTTTTGTTGCAAAGATAGCTATTTATATATAATAATGTGGAAATAGCCGAGTCAGAAAACTACACAATTAATTTTTGTGCAAATAATTAAATTTTTCCTTAAACTAAGTTATAACACATTAAAATATTTGCTCTGCCAATAAAATCTCATTATCTTTGCAAAAAACAGGTGAGACACACCACAAAAACTGAATAAAAATGAAAGTTATAGAACAAGACACAATAAACTTTATTAAGGCGCACATAAATGAACGGCCAAGATACAAGTTGGCACAAAGAATGGGTGTCAGCGTGAAATTCTTGTATAAGATTCTACATGATTGCAATTGTAAAATCGAACATAAAAGACCTGTTCCGCAACCCGACAAGAAACGTGATGAACAAATCACAAAACTATATCCTGACCATTCGGTCAGAGAGATTGCAGTAATTGTAGGCTGCCATCCGTCTACGGTAGGCAAGGCTGCTAAAAGGCTAAAGCTTACTCATTCAGAAGAAACTATCGAAAGACTTAAAAAGAATAGTTTGGCTAACTTAAAAAAAGCATATGATAAAGCAACTATTGGCAAAAGGGTGAAAAGCTGGCAAAGAACTATGCAGATGGAGAAATTCCGAGTTATATCCTGTATTCCGCAGCAGACGAAATTCAAATTTTCAGAAATGCCGATAAAATCATATCATGCCAAGTACCATCTTATAAATAAGTATGGGTATTTTGCTTTTGAAGGTGAACCATACATCTTAGGTTATGACCGGAATACTCGCAGAATGGATGAAGAATTCTACAAGAACAAATACGGATTTTCTTTTGAGGAGGACGAAGAATGCCAAGAAGATTAACACAAGAACAGATGGACTATATCAAAGCCCACATCAATGACTACCCACGAAAGGAAGTAGCCAAGGCTGCTGGTGTAACCTTACATACATTATACAAGTATATCACTATTTTAGGTGGAACGAAAATAGACAATAAATTGAATAATGAGACTATCCGCAAAATCTCCGACATGTACCAAACGATGACAGCGAGAGAAATCTCAGAAGTAACGAATATTCCTCAGTCTACAATATTAGGACAAGTCAGTAAGCTTGGCTTGAAACACGATATAGAAACGATAAATAGGATTCGTAAAGAACGAAACAAGTCTCTAAGAGACTATTGGAATAAAGAAAGATATGCAAGCAAAGGAAGAAAACTTCACATGCAATACAAAATGGATGAACTTAGAGTAATGTCGGGTAAGCCTCAAGAAACTAGGTTAAGAATAAGAAAGCTCTCCCCAAAGGCTTTGAATGCAAAGATGTATTTGCGAAAGTCTTATAACTATTTCTACTCTAAGGGTGAGCCGTTTATTCTCTGCTATGACTCCGAGACAAAAAGACACCCTAAAGAGGAATACTATACTGAAAAATTTGGTTTCAAGTTTGTGCGTGCTTAATTTCCGTTTGCATTTTTCGTTTTCTGCAAACGGAATTTGCAAACAAGCCTTTGATTTCCATGCATCCGGAAGTATGACATTACCTCCTATCACCTTAACTACTTGATTATTAGTGATTAAAAGAAAGTTTGATAGAGTTATTTTATCTTATCCTTATTATTCGTAACTTTGCAGCCGTAACGTTACATAGAGTTAGTTTAATTAAGGTTTAACACAAAAAGATTATTCTTATGGAGACATCAAAAACTTATGTTTTTAATCCAGAGGGTTCAGGTAACAATGGAGGAATGATGAGCTTGATAGCTCCTTTGCTCCAACAGAGAGGCGTTGACCCAAACGTTCTTCTTGCGATGAAGGGTAATAACGGATTCGGCAATGGCGATGGTTCTTGGTTCATTTGGCTGCTCTTTATCCTTTGCTTCTGTGGTTGGGGCGGTAATGGTTTCGGCTTTGGTGGCCGTGGCAATGGCGCAGGTCTTGCCAATGAAATCAACAATGACTATGGTCGTTCCTTGCTTATGGATGCTATCGGTGGCAATCGTAATGCACTCAGTAATCTCGCTACTCAGCTCAATTGTACTGAAGGACAGATTCAACAAGCAATCTCTGCCTTGACAACCCAAGTCCAGAACGTGGGCAACCAAGTAGGTATGAGCGGAATGCAAACCATCAACGCTCTTCAGCAAGGTAACATGCAGATTGCATCACAACTCGCTGACTGCTGCTGCCGTGTAAATAACAATATTACGGCTATGGACGGAAACGTCAAGTTGGCTATGTGTCAGCAGACTGGCACTTTGCAGAATGCCATCAACAATGTAGCCGTAAGTCAGGAACGAGGTTTTTCTAATGTTGCTTTCGAAACTAAAGGTCAGACATGCGACATTTTGAATGCTATTAAAGATAGTACTCAGACCGTAGTTAATGGCCAACGCCAAGCAGAACTCAGAGATATGCAGGACAAGATAGACCATCTTCGTGAAGAGAATGGAACTTATAAGTCTTCTGCCATGACTTCGCAGATTGTAGGTCAAGCTATGGCACCTGTCAACGCTATGTTGGCTGGCTTGCAAAAAGAGGTAGATGGTATCAAGTGTAAGCTTCCATCAACTGTTACAACCAGCTACAGTCCATTTACTGCTGTTCCAAATTGCGTTGCTTGGCAAACAGGCTTATATGGTCTGAATGGTGTCAACAATGCAAGCTTTTGGGGTTAATTAGGAAAGGAGGCTGCTATGTTATGGATGAGACCTTTTGCATGGGTTAATCGTAACGGCTCGGCAGCTATCGCATCTACAGGCGTGGTGGTGAACACCGAAAATGTCGTTTTCTCGTTCAGAAACCACGCCTTCGTGAATGCTAACTATAGGGGAACTATCTTTGTGAACCTATATCAAGCTATTCCGACTGGTACGACAAATACGCTGCCAATCCTTTTCGAGACCAATGGCGTAACCCAAGCTGTAACTAAGTTCAACGGCAATCCTTTGACGGTAGCCGACATTGCAGGAACTGGAGTTTATCAGTTTTGGTTCGAGCGAGATACTAACACCCTTCAGCTAATGACGGGTATTGTTTAACAATTAACATTACAAAGCTATGTTTCAAGGACTTCGACCTAACAGCATATTCTATGTGCTTGACAAGGGTGAAAACCCAAGTCTTAAAATCGGACAGGTTGTATCGGTCAGTAACCCACAACCTAAGTTCCCAACATATACTCCTGGGCAATTCAACCCACAACCAATGGAGACTACCGTTGATGTTGTCGTAAAATTGCCTAATGAACAAATGGAGTTCAAACAACTCCCATCCAATATGCAAATTGCAAATTCGGAAAACCTCGTGGTTTCTGAAAGCCGTGAAGCTATGGATGCGGAAGTTGAGGCTATGTATCGGCATTCTAAGGAGATTGTGGAAAGCGAGCCATACCACAAAAAGGTTATGGAAGAGTGCGCAAAGATGCGTGCCGTATTGAATCCACAAATAGCCAAAGACAGACAACAGGAAGAAGACATCAATAACCTCAAAAGCGAGGTTAGCGGAATGAAGGGAACTTTGACCGATATTAAGTCTATGTTGTCAGTGGCTTTGGAAAAAGTTAATACAAAAAAGTAAATCATTATGGGATACATGATAGAAATTACCGAAAACAAGGTAAATGAAATGTCAGAACTTGTAGAGAAGATGCTTAAGTATGGTGGTAAACTCATGCACTGCATTGATGAAATGGGGGATGACAAGTATGGACGAATGGGTCACAGAAACCCAATGCCGGATTACCGAGACAATTGGGATGACGATGATGACCGCTATGGTGAAAGACATGGTGGTCGCAGAGGTGGCGGTTATCGCTATTAGTATTACACTTTGAGGTGGGGAGAAATCTCCACCTCCTTTAAAAGCTTTTATTATGGGAAGATACAAAATACCACTTGACGCATACGATATGAAGCCTGAAGGGATGATTGCATACCTTCGCTACAATGGCTGGCACTTCAATAAAAAGATGTGCGATTGGGCTATTACCTTAATGCGCAAGACAAACGCAACGACTGGTAAGCTCGAAAAAGTTGAACCGACAGAAAAAGATACAGTCGAGGAACTTCTTAAAGTCAATAACGTAAAGTTGGAGAATGCCGACAATTACGATTTCGTCTATGTCGCAAACATGGCTAGAGCCGATTTCTTTAAGTCCTCTTTAAAGGACGAAGCTGCTTTGGCTCAATTCATTAAGGATATGGTGGATGACCCAGACCAAGCGGACGGATTTATTTTCAATAGATTTTATGCCGATTGCAACCATAATGGTATCGGCATTCCATGGGATGATGTATTATGATTAAACAAGAAATTTACTTGGAGAAATACGATTGGAATGTGATTGTATGTCATGTAGCTAATCAAGAAGATGTTGACGAAGCTATGGACTTACTAAGTTCCATTGATTGTAAGGGGCAACCATTATTGGATGCATACGACCACATTTCAACCGATTCTTCAAACAAAGGATTGACATACACAAATGTTTCAAAGAAAACAAGTGTTGTGCTCATTTGCAAATCTACTTCTGAAGGTGAGTATATAAATAGTCTCACACATGAAATGTTTCATGTAGTAGCACATATATGCAACCATCTGGGAATAGATATGCAAGGCGAAGAACCATGCTATCTTATGGGATGGCTCTGTCAGTCGATATTATAGAAGATTTCCTTATAAGTTTAACTTGGTGGGCAGACCTTGGATTTTTCCATCTGCCCTCCTATAAAATTACAAGAATATGAGTTGTTCGAAAATCAAAAATTACCTTTATGAACGTTTTAATGAGGATTTTAACGTTCTATCTGAGAATGAAAATCGAGTTATCATTACATTTGATGATAATGACTTGTCGGTACTCGTAAACAAGATGGAGAATAAATTATTCATTCTCGTTCCGCTAACTAATATGCATTCGTTTGAACATCATCCGGATTGGATCTTGGTAGATGGCGAACGCATCAATAGTAACCTATTTTGGAAGGAATGCGGCAACCAAGTGATAGAATATCAAGGTGATGCCCCTATAGCTATCAAGCAAGACACCATAGAGAGAATTGTTAATGATTTCATTAAAAACAGATAACGTTTTAAAATTTGCATTAATTTATTTGCAAAGCCATCTTTTTTGTCGTATCTTTGCATTGTAATAAAAATGGTGAGACACACCGAAACAACTGTGTTTTACAAACTTAATTTTCGTAGATAAAGATATTAATATATCAATATAGAAAAAAAGCAAAATTATGACAGAAAAAGGATATTTAATCAAGAAAAAAGTATTATTCATTGATTTAGACGACACGATTATTACAACTATATCAGGAAACACCTTTCCTACAGATGTAACAGATTTCAAAATCCGTAAAGAGGTTTTGGATAAGATTGTAGATGCATTCCCTACTCTTTACTATGTTGAAATAGTCTCAAACCAAGGAGGCATCCCTCAATTTGTTGACGAACAGGATTTTATCGGCAAGATTAAGGCTATTGAAAGCTTTATGCAAAAATATCTTCGCAATCATACCGGACGAAATATCTTCGTCAACTCTATGTATTGCCCATCGCATGCAGAGATAGAAATGAGAAAGCCAAATACAGGAATGCTTGAGTCGTATTCTTCTTGGAAGAAAAGTGAGCTGATAATGATAGGTGATGCTAGCGGAAAAGAAGGTGACTTCTCGGACTCCGACAAACAATGTGCGGAGAATTTCGGTATTGAGTACATAGATATAGAAGACTTTTTGAAAATGTAAAAACAAAAAAAAGGAAGTCAGAGTGACTGTTGCAATTTTTGCAACAGTCACTCACGCAAACTGAAACAAAAAAGAGAGGTAACCACTTACCTCTCTTACTCAACTTGTAAGGAATACTTACATGTTCAACTATTATTTTCTCTTACTCTTAATGAAGTGCAGTATATCCCACTTCTTAAAATATCGGGTGTGCCCTCGCTTTTTGCATTCTCCGTTCGGAATGTCACCTCTAGCAACCATTCTATTCAATGTTGCATCAGAAACGTGAAGCTTCTCCTTGACCTCCTCGGTGCTCAACATAGGGTTGAGAGCATACGGCAGATAGTTCTCACAAAGGTCTTCTATCTCATCGCTGCTCATTCCGCAAGCAGTTACCTTCTCCCCTCTCTTCTCTTGCTCGTCTGCTCGAAAGCAAGAGTCAGACAACGATTTTAATAACACTCCCAAGGTGTGATAACCAAATAACTTTCCCATATCATTATAATCTAGAGATTAAACTTTGACAGCCCTTGCCTGAGTAATACTTATCGGCAAAACCATATACATAAAATATAATGGTCATTACAAGTATTACAACATTAGATTCCACCATTTCGTTGGTGGTAAAAACATTCCAGTATACAATATGGATAGCATTTATCCCAAATAGGTAGATTATCATCGGAATACGCCATCTGTAGCAGAGCCAAAAGAATCTGCTAGCAAGTATAAGCACAAGCGGATGGATGTAAACTGAGAAATAGATAAATGCTGCCGATACCCAATTCTCCTTAAACCATACGCACATTTCTTTTTCATGAGACGCAAATGTTACCATGCATGCAATATGAAAAAGCATGATAAACAGAGGCATCACTTCACAATAATACTTAAACCAAGTGAGTAGCTTTACGCTGTAGCCTCTACCTGCAAGGATAATGACGTTTATCATTTCGCTAACGTCCATGTCCTTAAACATTACTCTTGACAACTGTACAACACCGACTGATTGAACTAACCGATGGACTTCATCTTCTTCCTCTTTAGTCATAAATTCTTCTCCTTTTGTTTTTTTTGTTTATTATTTATTCTTAGTTCCTCATTCTTAATAATAAGGAAAGTGCTGCAAAAATAAACAATACTGCACAAAAATATTTATTTTGAGCAAAAATTTAAAGTTAAACTTTGCTAAAGTAACAATCTGAAAGTAGACGGCTGCAAAAATAGCGTTAGAACGGTTTCCTTACCAAATTCTAACGCTATCAGTGTTTATCCTATCACAACCTCAAGGCTCTCCATATCAGCGAACTTCAAGCCGCAATCCTTAGCAGCCTTGAAAATCTCTTTCTCTTCAACTTCCTCGATGGCTACCTCTACCTCCTTGTCGGCAAGTTCCTTGAAATACTTCTCTGTCTTCTGCTTCTGATTGAAGAAGTACTCATTGACCTCAGCGAACTTGGCTGAATCGTCCTTGGTGTATTCGTAGCCCTCATTGGCGTGCTTCTGCTCCAACTGCTGGCACTCCTGAAGCTTGAGCTGCATCTCCTCAAACTTATCGTCCTTCAAGCTCTCCTGTGCTTCCTCCACATCCTTGTCGTAGGTATCGGCTACGTGGCGCAGAGCCTTCATATTCTTCCAAACTCGCATAGCGGCATCATCACTCATTGATGATGTCTTCAATGCCTTCAATGTTCTGTAGGCTGCAACAGCCTCGATTGTCTTAATCTTTTTCATAATTGTTTCTTTATTTTTATGTTATACAATATTCTTCGCCAGATTGCCATAGCAGAATACCTTTCCTGTTAACAGTGCAAAGTTAAGAAAATAATTCCGAATAGCAATGCAGGAGGAGCAAAATTTACGAATTTAAAATTAACTTCCCCATGTTGGATAATCACTAGGTCGCAACGTGTCTGCTTTCTCGGTGAGAACGTAAACCACAAATACATTTCTAGCACATTTATTATATTAAGAACATCTACGTTTTAATACATAATATAACTACCTCCTGGAGGAACTTGTTTCCATCCACCATCTATATTAATTTCAAAAGATAATTGACACATTTGTCCATAATACCCTCCTTCATAAACATTATCAAATCTTATATATACTTCAATATAATCTGTTCTATCACCTTCGGGAATAGTTACAGAGCCTGTATCTTGACCAGAGCTATTAGATACATAACCTCTTCCGTATGTTGTCTTATTATTACCATACTTACAAACACTTCTAAATGTACCATCACTAACTGTAAATGTAGCATCAGGAAGTTTATATATTTTAGCTTTACAAATACAAGTAGCACCAACTAATTCTCTCAACGATGAGAAATCAACAAAACCACTAGAACCACTTTTAATACTTTCCATATTAATTTGTCTAGGATAATATTTAAAACTAATAGCACCCGGAGGAGATATAAAAATTATTTTTGTATTATCATATAAAGTTGCATTACGAGTATATGCTAAAAAAGGTACAATAGTAACATCTTTATCATTACCTACATCAAAAGTTATTTCTCTACTTGCATATATAAAATCTGTTGGTTTTTCGCAATTACCAACATAATAATTTTTATAAATCTTATCAGTATTATTATATGGTGAATCATAACAAATTTGAATCCAAAAAGACCAAGCTAAATACAAATCGGTAATTATATCTTCCATAGTAACATTTGTATTATCATCCACATTTGTATTCTTATATAGAACACAATTAAATTTAGGAGTTGAAGAATAATAAACTTCAACATTAAATAATGTAGGAATAGAAGATTGGAACATATTACTTATTGCTTTGCTATTATAGTTTCTAAAATCACCTAATCTATAAGGAGAATTAGCACCACCTTTTGGAAAATGTTTTCCTGAAGCATATACAGTATGCGAATTAGTACTTGCATCTTTATCAATACCTCTAACTCCATATACATTATCGATATAAAGTTCTTTACATGCTTCAATAGCAAAACCTTCTCCACCATAATTATAACGTAAGTTCTTATAAGTATCCATAGGTATATTCATACCACAACGAACAACACAAATATATTTATTATATGAAGATGTTACTATTTCATCAGAGTCTTCTCTAATAGGATATTCTTTAAATTCACCTTTACAACTAATAGGTTTATACTTACTCCATATATTTATATTTTCACTCTTACAAAGAGTAGCAAGGTCATTGCTACTCTCTCCAAGAGCTTGTTTAACATCATCAATGCTAACAGGAGCACTAATAATTCCACTATCACTATTGTAAGACATAATCTTTATTTTTTTTATATTCAACTTCAGTTCCTTATTCTGTTACAATTTCTTTAGTAACAACTCGCTCTACTGTTACATTGAACACTTTCGCAAGTCATAACATAAATCGTTCCATACGCTTAATCTTTAGAACTTAAAACACTAGGCAAGGCAGCTCTATAAGAGCCACCCTGCGTTAATACTCACGATACTTACTCTGCTGCCTCGCTTGCCATATTAGCGGCGATAGCGGAATTAACCTCCTTAATCAATGCTGATACCTCACTGAGCTTGCTCTGCGGAACACCGCTGATGTTGTAGGTCAGCTCGCTGCCGTTGGAGCTGGCGTTCGCATTGCCGAGATAATTACCATTTGGATCACCATAGATACTCATATTGATGCTCTCAATGTTGCCACCCGTCTTGTCAACATTGTAGGTGATTTCTACTCGATAGCCGCCCTTGGTATAAGTGGCAGTTGTCTGTTCACTCTTCTTGTTAATCTTTAAATTCTCCATTTTCTAATCTAATTTAATGAATTAATATTCTTGTTATCTAATCTCTTCTTGTTGCAGTCTTTCTTATCTCCACTCAATCGCTGAACCTCTGATTCGAGGAAGACCACCCGAGCCTTCAACCTGCTGACCTCATCGCCCACCTGCTCGATAGCACCAAATGCCGTTGCAATCAGCTTCGGAGACCAGTAGTTTATCTTGTAGTAGCCCTTCTCGTCCGTCTCCACGATGTCCTTTAAGTGAGGGTTGCACAAGACGTGTTGGGCAATCCAACCGATAGACCTTGTATTGTCCTTCTTCCAAGCAAAGCCATAAGTGCCACCCATCGCCTTGATGATACCCAAGTAGTCCAGCTTCCGCAAATCCTGCTTCAAGCGGATGTCAGAAGATTGATAAGCTGTAACTCCACCTTTAGCAAGACAATTACCACCGATAGTAGTATTACCACCGATAGTAGTAGTACCAGCAACATTAATGTTACTAAAATGAGCATTACCGCTTTGATATATATACCAATAATTAGAACCATTATGACTACATATATCTTGAACTTTCACCCAATTACTATTATTAGCATTACCTAAATATAAATCACCACCACTACCTCCAATTCTAGCTCCACTATCAGGAGTTATGGTTGTAATACCTGGAAATTTAAGTGTACCATTACTTCTTTTATTAGAATAATAATTAAATACAGTTCCATCGGCTATACCTAAATATATAGCATTAGCAACAGTATCATATTTAAGACCAGCCCAATCACTATACTCCCAGTCGACTGCTCCAAAACGAATAGCAGCACCAGTATTAAATACTACTTGGTCTTTTATAGCTGATATACGAGCATTAGCATTTACATTATTATTTAATATTATAGCTCCGTTTTCAGAATCACTATTGTTTATATATATAGTTCCATTAACATTACCAGTACCATCAAAACTTTGACCCCAAATAGTTCTTGCTGTTGCAAGTTTGGTTGCAGAAGCTACATTATCAGAAATTAACGCTAATGTACCATTATGCGATGGCAAATAAACTGAATTTCCATAATTACCAGTAGTTTGTAATCTAGTAGAAAAATCATGTTTACCGCTATTATCATTATGAAAGTCAATATATTTACCTACTTCCATTACTCCATCGTTTTCTATACTAGGTATATGTCCATAGGGTGCAACATTACTGCCATTAACTTGATAACCATCAACAGTATCAGCATTGCCAGCACTACTAGCATAATTAACACTAATATTTGAAATACTTTTGGTAGTTCCACCAACTGTTATACTAATTCCCTTATCAGAATTAGATAGAGCAGTAAGAAGTCCATTAGCATGATAACCGTCTAATTTATCAGCATTACCTCCATTTGCAGGAAGAGTAGTAGGTATTTGACTAGTTAAAGCTAAAGTACCTGTAGCTCTAGGAACAGTTATATCGTGTGCTATAGTTTCTGCACTAGAATTTGTATTATACCATCTAAAATGAATTTGCTCATTTGAAGCATCATCACCTACCGCTATTTCTAAAGTTCCACTATTAGCAGAAGTTTCTAAATGTCTAATCCATCCACTATCATTATTTGAATTACCATTATATGGGTCAGCAAATGCTATACCGTTAGAATAAAGAATTGTTCCACGGCATGAAGTATTATATGCTAATCCGCTAGGCATACCTGCTACAAGAGTAAGTCTATTATTATTACCTCCAGCAGTACCGACACCTTGAATCCAAATACGCTTGTTATTCATAACAAGTTGTTTATCAAGGTTTATGTTTGTATTATCAAACCATAGTTTAGCAACTTTAGTTTCGTCACTATTATATATTGCTATACCACTTACATTGACATTATTGGCAGATTTAATACAAAACGTACCACCAATATTGTGGTCTCCAATATAAGCGTCATCTCCTACTAAATACCAAGTATTATTAGCAAATTTAGGATAACGACTATCACTAAGTCTACTATCATTAATAGTAACATAATTTGCTAAACTTTGATGAGAAGTAAGATAAGTTCCTAAATCTACAGCAGTTCCACCAGTAGCTGCAATAGTTTTAGTAACACCGTTAATCTTAACACTATGTGTATGACTAGTTGCCGACTTACCACTAAGAAGTGAATCTACACTACTTTTGGTATAATAGTTAGCAAGACTTTGGTGAGAAGTTAAAAATGTAGCACCTTTAGTAAATGTAATACCCTTTCCGCTTTTAGATACAGACGTGATAGCATTACCGCTTCCACTTGTTGTTATTGCATTTACATAACCATCGAGCGATTGGTGTGCGGTAAGGTAATTTCCCTTTGGCTGATACAAGCTGGCAGCGTCAGTCCTAGTAAGGTAGCTCGCAAGGCTCTGATGCGAAGTCAAAAACGTTGTTCCCTTTGTCACGATGATAGTCGTTCCGCTCTTACTGATGGCTGTCACTGCGTTTCCACTACCGCTAACGCTAACGTTCATAGCCGAGCCTCCTTCTAGGCTAGAGATACGAGAATCAAGAGCCTTGATGGAGTAGGCAGAAGCTATCTCAGACAGCGATTCTGATGTAAGCTTCAAGGCACTTGAATAACTCTTCACACTGCCGTTTAAGCCGCCACCACCGCCCGTGGTAGATGCTCCTGCTCCGTATGCCGTGATACCGCCTGTGGCATAGAGATTACCATCAATCTTGATAGCCTTGTTTGTGGAATCATACGTGAGCTTAATGCCATGGAAGGAGATTGCGCCCTCGAAGGTAGCATCGCCCGATACACCAAGTTTAGAGAATGGTGCGTTTGGCTTCAAAGACACAAGGTCGGCAACGCTCGTTCCTGCACTTCCTGCCTTCCAAGTCGGCTCGAAGAAGATGAGGTATGCGCCAAGATTCTTTTCGCTGATGATAAACGATGTCGGGTCTGCGTGAACCTTTCCGCTCACATCCCACCAGATAGCACCATTGGCAAGATAGCCAGAGCCATCGAAGCGGATGAGGGAGGTTGCAGGGGTAAGATTTCCGCTATTATAGTCCTTATCCACCATCTGACCGCCCCACCATGTTGCGATACTCTTCTTTCCTCTATTTGGGTCTATTGCTCCGTTGATACCGCTCTGAACGTTTCCGTCTCCGTCTCTCAGCGCAAGGAGCGTTGTCATTACAAGACCACCGTCAATATCTGTAGTCTGACCGAGCGCATCCTTGAGATACTTGTAACCTGCGAGGTCTGTGATATTCTGCTTCAAGTCACCATATATCTTCCTAGTGATATATGCGTTTGCCAAACCCAGCTTGTCATAGAAGGCAGAATATGCGCTTTGGAAGTTGGTGAACTTCGTTCCCACGGCTGAGACGATAGCAGCCTTGCCGTCGGTATCAGTCTCATTGTATCTTTTAGATATATCTGAAAGAAACTTGATGAGTTCCGTTTTGGCACTCGTGAGGGTAGCAAAAGCGGTGTTGAGGTCAGTGAGTTCCTTGGTGTCCTTCAGTACCTCTGCATCCTTCACCTCATTATACGACTTCTGTGCAGCCGCAAAATCATCCTCAAGTCGCTTAGAATCCTGCGCCATTGCCGCAATCTCGGAAGGCTCTAGGTAGCCATCGGTAACATAATTATCGAATTCCTTCTTATTATCAGTGACCGTCTTTCCGAGGTTCTTAATGTCCGTCTGTGCGGTCAGTGCCGCCTTCTGAGCATCTTCTGCTGCCTTTTTGGCTGCGTTGGCAACGGTATCATCGGTGTATTTAGATGCTTTAATCCAATCACCGATGGCGAACTGAGAACCTGCTGCCTTGTTGGTCTGACAGCGCAATACCTCATTCTTGTAGGTAGTGCCGTCAGAAGGATAAGTGGCATTAACCCATATATCGCCAACCTGATAAGGTGTCGTAGGCTGAACGCTAAACACCTTCATTTTCCCGTTTGCGGTCTCCTGTGCCATTCTTGCATCGGAAAGGGCTTTGGCGATGTCGGTATCTGTAATGATAGTCCACTTATAGGTGTTGCTATCCTTGGCAAAGCGGTATGCCTTGCCCGTCTTGTTGTCGTAGTAAAGGTCGCCAAGATGGATTTCTTTATCCTTATCGGTCTTCCAACTGATGGCTGGGGCATTCTCCAAGGTAGGCACACCATCATAGAACCACGTTTCGATAGCACCATCCACCTGATTCTGCAATTCGGCAATCTTATTGAAATACTGAGACAATTCCTTGCCATCCACAGTGGATTTAGCGGAAATCTTACCCTTAACAGACAATTGCTTAGTGCTGCTATCATATCTGATATAAGAGCTGCCCTCATAGCCATTCTCCTTTGTAGGTCTATCACCTACATACATATCACCATAGACGTTGAAGAATGCCTTATTATTCTGCTTATTCACACCATATTCCACGTACTCCCTATTGGCAAAGGAATAGCTGTTGATGCCGTGATAGAGGCTGATGGATGGCGAATAGGTATCTACCGCCGAGAAGATAAGGCAGTTCTGACGTTCTACATCGGTTCTATTACCGCACTGATTGAGCACATCACCTTTAGCAGGTACGTCGCTTGACGTAGCGCAATCGGTATCAGAGAGGTCGATATAATGATATTTCTTTCCTTCCAGCTCTACAGGGTCTTCATCACGACCGATTACCAATCGCCAATAGAAGTGATTGCCATCCTTGTGATAAGTGCCCTTTCGGACGTTGAATGATTCCGAGCGCACTTGGTCGCCAATAGCGAAATCATTATCCACGGCATCGCCTTCCTGCTCTGCTAAGAAATAGCAACGATAAGCCTTCTGTGACACATTATTATATGTCACAGTAACCTCTTCTACCTTATGAGCCACCACGCCACCAGCAGGAGAGATTATCTCCTTACCGCCAATGGTGGATGTTTTATTGATGACCAGCTCCTCGAAGATAGCCTTCATTCTTACCTCCAAGTAATCTGTGATGAGGTGCGAACGACCTTCTGCATCGGGAGTCCACGAGCCTCCGTTCTCATTGTTGGAGTTACCGACATGCAACCCACTAAAGAACTTCTGCACCTTTTCCCAAGTGATTGTGCCCTTTACGGTGTCGTCCTTTGTCTTGTTTAATCTTTGTTCATCAACAGCTTTTGCTGAAAATACATTATAATCCGTAGGAGTTATGCTATCATAACTCTTAATGATGTAAATCGACCTTCCGCTTCCGCCATTACCATTAAGATAACTCTGTCCATTATAGACAAGTTCCTCTATCTTTGACTCCATTGCATTGAGGCGGGAATACGAAGGCTTTTCTCCAACATAATACTTCGCACCATCAAAAGGAATATCAAGGCTGAATTCATATCCAATAACTCTTGAAGACCTATAACTGTCATCATAACCTTTATTGTAAAGGTTAACCCTGTCTCCTACCCCATGCAAGTTGCCACGACCTTGATTGAATGAATAATTAGCCTCAGCGGTACATGTATATGTCGTAGGGTCTATTATTGACTTCTTCAAATTCTTAATAGAATCCGTCAGCAACTCATTGGAAGCAGCAGATACCAAAGCATCGCCCAATTTGGTAGAATCCCAATTATAGAGAACAAAAGTATCTCCGTCCTTTGGATGCAAAGTTGTGTCCGGCAAAAAACGACCATAATCCTCATTAGCAACAATCTCAAATACCTGCGACTTAGGATTTATCTGTTCTTTTCCATCTTTCAATATCGGATTACCATCATCGTCCTTAAGTATTTCAGAAACTCCATCTGGATTAAACTCACATTCGAAGTCCATACCATTAAGAGAACCGCTTTGGAATACTATATGTAAGTTCTTGCCACTAAGAATATACGCCTTTCGGAAAGCCATATCACCTGTTTTTTCGCCATCATCATTGACAATAGTAAGCGAATTTACACGATAGAAAGTCCGTTTGATGTAATCACCCTCTTCGGGTGTACTTTCATCCTCTACATCTTTTTCGTATGATGTCACATTAGACGTTTTGATAAGATTTCTTGGATAAATATCATCATTTGTTGTTACTCCCTCTACGTACTGGTCTTCATGGAGTCCACCGACTTGTATATATCCGTTTTTCAGCTCAAAGCCATTCTCTGCTAACAATTGCTTGTTTTTGTCAGAGCATTCTGCTGAAGTAGGAAGCATAAGACGTTTTTCTACGACACCATCTTTTGTTATGTCCGCATCGGCATCATTCTTATATCCACTAGGCAAGTTCCTTGCAGCTCCAAAAGCATATACCCTGTTTGCATAAGTGGACTGGCTTTGTGAACTTGACATAGAAACGATGTTGTCGTTTAGTCTGAAATCAACAATCGCATTTGTATTCTCGCAAGTACCAAAATGTAGAATATTGCCTTCAAACCACCATTCACATTCAAACGTCTGAGCAATATTTGCAATAGCATCCAACACACTTGTGTTTGAGTAGGTTATAAGCTTTGCAGCATTTGCATCTACGCTCGCATCAATAACATAAGTATAGTCCGTTCCTTCGCCTTCAAATTTAGGGTCGTAAAGATAAGACTTGTCTAACTTCGCATAATAAGCTAGACTTTTCATAATCACCTCTACATGGGTACTTATTTTTGAAGTAAGAGAGAAAGTCGCTTCTTGTGAACCTGTATTCGGGCGATACTTCAATATTTTGTTCTTGAACTTACGATAATATGCATCAAATTGGATTTCATAGGAATATCCAATAGTATCATTATCTTTGGCCTTAGTTAAATCTATTAGCTCAAATCGTCCATATGGTGTATCTATAAAATCACCAAGCAAGAAATATGTAGGCTTATAAAGCTTAAAGGAAAGCTTACAATAGTGAGACTGCATTAATTCATAGTGAACCAATGCATCCTGTGTTACGGGAACAGAACATCTTACATGTATGTTTCCGTCATTATCGTAATACTTTATATCAATATTCTTGTAAGTTTTCATAACTGTTCTATATCTTCAAATTCTTTCAACGTGAACATATCAATATCCGCATCAGTCAAGGCTCCCCTGTTCGTTGGATTATATTCTATGAACTTCAAACTCTTCTTGCCTATAACCCCTCCTTTTCCTCTTGAATAGGTAGGAGACTTCCTCGCACAAAACAAACGATAGACATCATCCTTTGATCGAGGAACTTGTATCGTAACAAAACCATTATCCATAAGTGCATCAAAGGCTTTTACCCTATTATTGTAATCGTTATGGTCTTTACCGACTATAACGAACTCCAAGGTAATGCTTCTTTCTGCCTTTTTGGGACGGATAGGAACAACCCTAGTTCCGTGCTCAGTCCTTACTTCATTGGTTATATAACTTTTATTGTCTGCGTCAGCTTCCAACGCATCCAAAAAGCCATACCCCATCTTGACCCGATAGGTATTCCAAGCATCTTTTCCGTTTATGATAAGTTCATTCGTGTTCATGCCAACAAAGTTAAAAACAAAATGAGGAATAATATTATATTATTATCACAATGCTTTCACTTAAAATTTAAGTGCAAAAAGGGCGCAAATCCTAAAAGGAAATGCGCCCAAAAACAATAAGCATTTAAAATTATGAAGTTGTGTTTTCGTTTCCCTTTACCTTTGCAGCTAACGCTACTTTATCTTCTGCATCCTTGCGTATCTTTTCAATTTCTTCAGCAGGAGCGTCAGTTAAAGCCAGCATTTGTACAGCAGTCTCTAAAGAAAGTACGCCTTGATTATATAGTTCCGCTATTACTTTCCACTTATCCTTTTTGTCATCCTCGAAAGGTTCGGCAAAATCGAATTCGACCTCCAACTTATCCAACTTGCTTCTCATCTCAGGATATAGTTCCTTCATTACGGCTATAATCACATGCGATAATCTACCGACAAGTTCTTCATAGATTTCCATTCGGTTCGCTCGCTTGATGTAGCCCAATACCAACGCTCGTTTTATGCCGACACTAGTAAGCGTGCTCATAGCTTTCATCAGTTCCGGTGACATATCCGGTGTAAACGTATCAAACAAGATAGACTGAGCCAAGTCTTCTTTCTCTGCCTTGCGGATTTCGGAATTTTGAGGCGGGTTGATATATTCAAACCTAGAGTTCTTGCCTGTAAGTTGTATGAGTTTACCTGGCTTGTTCCGCTTAGGGATTGATTGTATCACGTCAGCAGTAGCAGCGGCAATAGGGTCAGCAAAGTAGTTGTTAGCATCTCCAATCTTGGAATCAAGCATTTCTTCACGTTCCATTCTCGGTTCTGCTCCTTCCCATGCCTTTGGCTGACGAAAATAAATGCCATTAATTTTTCCTGTCGGATTAGGATACTTATACACTTTCCACCCAAAGCCACCACGTTCACAATGATAGTTAAAAACGGATGTCAATATATCCCAACATTCGATAGTCTTTGATTCTCGCTTTAAGGAATAGCCTACAGCAAAAGCAAGCATGTTTCCGTACTGGTCAAACAACTCTCTCATCTTATGTCCCTTTGAGCGAGCTGCAACATACACATCAACATGCATTTTTCCGTTTTTTTGCGAGAAATTAAAAACAAAACCGCTTTCGGTTTCTGCTCCGGCAAGTCGTTTACATTGACGTAGCTTGGTATTGAAGTATATATCCTTCAAGTATTTTTTATATAGTTCAAAGGCTTCATCGTCACCTTCAGTCTTCTTCCACATAACCGGATTGCCTAACAAGAAGAACAATTCTACCTCATTGATGTATCTTTGTCTTGTTCTTGCCAACTTCTCCGTCCTGTATGGCTTTTCTCCCTTTACCCATTTATCTTCACGGCTCATCACCTTATGGGTTTGTGGATTATATTCCGAAATGGCATTATCCACATCGAAATCATGTTGTTCCATCATGTTTACGACAGAATCAACATCGTTATCGTCCAAACGTTCGAAGATGCTTCTCTCCACACCCAATGCGTTGAGCGTGAGGTTTCGAAAATATGTCTTTATCTGAATAATTGAATCTACAAACATCCTTATAACTTTTTGAAGCAAAGGTAATAATAAACATGGTTTCTACATACTTTAATTTACGTATGCCTTTCACTTAGTTTTTAAGTGAATAAAAAAGACTATTTACTAAAGAATTTATCTTTATTTAGTAAACAATCTTTTTTATTTACACTTAACTTTTATCTACTCTTATAGAATACTTACACTAACAATCTAATAATTAAACACTTGTATTTTTATTACAAAAGTAATTATATTTGTCATTTAGTACACTCCTAAGTCTGATTTAGAAGCTTTTCTTGGCTTCATCACTTTACCGAGCAATACGGCAAGAATATAATACCTAGCAGCATCTATCAAATGGTTATCATGGTCTTCGGGAACATTGATATAATTGCCATCCTTGTCCTTTGCCCACACATATTTGCGGAACTCGCTCTGCAAATGGACTGATTGCCTAGTCGCAAAGATTTCGAATGTCTGCATCTTGTCAATACCAGCCAATATAGAACCAGCACCCTTTTGTGCTCCATATATAACTATTCCACCAAGAGCTACCTCATCTATAAGTCTAGGGTCAGCACTATCCGCATACACAAACAAGCCTTCGTCCGCATAAGGGCGCAAGAATCTTATGATGTCGCTAGATAACATTTCCGTTCTATAGCAAAGTTCCTCTATGTATAGGCGATTGTCTACGATACCGCACTTTACAATTGCCGTATAATCTTTTGAATATCCCCAGTCTACACCGATGGCTACTTTCCTTGCATTGCTAGGGAACTTATCAACGATGCCTACATGCTTGAATATTGCGCCCTCTGATACATCCGACCATCTACCAATCATTATATGCGCATATTTCTCCGGCTCATTCTCCTTCATCTCTAACACCTCGTTAAGGAACTCCGGTGAAAGATGCTTTATATTATCAAGATAGGTCGTATGTATATGAAGTACTCTAGGGTCTGTACTGATCTGAACGGGAACGCCATCAAAATACACCTCTTTATGAGTCTTTTCGATGAAACGCTTATATACCCAATGATTTGAATCACAAGGGTTCATAATGATTATTACTCGGTTGTGCAAGCCTTTCTGACGGATTGAAAGCATGATACGCTCAAAATCCTCCTCACTCGTCCATTCCTCAGCCTCATCAACGACAAACGTAGTCACACCATGAATAGACTTTAACTTCGCAGTCTGATTACCGCTAGCCGTATGAATACCACGGAACATGATTTCAGCTCCCGTCATTTTGTTGACTATATCCGTCTTCGTGTTCTTGAAATAATCCTGTGTGCCATCTATCTCTATTTTCTCTTTAACCTCTGGAATTACGGAAATAGCGGCACTCACCATTGTATAACGTGTATAAAGAATCTTATGTGCTATCTTTCTTTCTGCATTGTATTCAAAAGTAAGTCTTTCGATAAACTGAGAAGCAGAGAAACTTTTTCCTGACGCACGGCTTCCTGTTATAAGGTAAATGAAATGCGTCTTGTCGTTATACAACGGATAATAAACGGAATGTGTTTTTGCCATTATTCACCCTCCTCTTGTTCTTCTGCTTCTTGCTCAATCTCTCTTTCTATCCACTTATTGACGGATATACCTTTCTTAGGGTCAAAAGGAATGCCCTTTTCCTCTTCATCCTTCTTACCTCTCTGTATCTCTCTCCAAGTCATATCGTAATGGAATAGCCAAGTTGAAAGAGCTTGTACGTTAGGTGGGGTCTCCTGCTCGGTTTCTCTAGTTTCCACTACTATATCATCTGTCATAACTCCATCTACAACCATATGTCTCTTGGTGGTTGTCTTGCCCTTTACCTTGACACCTCCAAGGGCGCATTTAAGGAATCTACCACGCACGATTGCATTAATAAACTCTCTGCCACGCACGAGGGATTGAGTTATCCTTTCGCCTCTTTCCGCATTTTCGTCTTCATTCCAATTCTCGTATTTTCCGTTTTTCATTCGGTTGAAGACCTGTGGATTTAGGTCAACCCCAAACTTCAAACCAAGGGCGTAGGCAATTTCAGAATCCTTCTGACCTTGCTTTGCAAGCTGTTCTATCTCATCGTAGAAAGCATCGCCATTGTAATCAAATTTCGGTTTTGCCATTTTCTTGTATTTATTATTGTTTCGCTATATATTGGGCAGATGGGATTTATACCTTGCCTCTAATTTTGTTATACATATAGAAAGGAACGGCTAGTAAGAACATCGGTATTGCCAATACCATAGTTATAGCCAAGTTCGCAATCTTCATTAATCTTTTTCCGTTTGCCTTCATAGTCTTTCGATATTTATGAGTTAACCAATTGCCCTACCTTGTTTATCAAAGGGATAAAAAGACACGACACCCATATACCAAACGCTTTCTTTCTCCTTTTTCCAAGAAACAGAGAAACAAACATAAAGGGAATAATCATAAGCATTGTTATTGCCGCTATTATGTACCCTAGTAATATTCTTATAATCTTTTTCATTGCTTATTCGTTTATATTCGTTTTGCTACTTTCATAAGCATTTCTCCCTTTATTACCTTATCGGTTTCGATAAAGCCAAAGGTGCTCATAAAGCGTTCCTTGTTCTCGATGTTATCAAAGGATAGCATGACGTAAGACTCGGCTTCTAATGCCTTTTCCGCTGCCTTGGTGTTTACTTCTTTCTTCACCTGCTGCATACGTTCCTTATTCGCTTGGTATTGAGCCTCTTGCTGCTGATTGGCTATAATTTGATTTTGTTCTATCTGTCGTCTCTGCTCTTCTTGCACTTCCTTTGGTGCTTGTACTTTTCTGTTTTCGCTTTCTTGGGCAAATGGGTCTAGTAAGGAATTAAGTTCTTTACCTAACTCATCTTCGCCTTCAGTCTTTACCATTGCATCATAGCCGAACAGGGATAAGTCTTCTTCCGTTAATCCGGCATCCATATAGTTTATGTCCGGAATTAACTCACGGACTTTCATGTCATCCCATTCTCCATGAGCATTCTCGGAATTAAGCATGAAATTCAGTTCAACTTCGGTCTTGTAATCCATATTTACAGCCTCAGCCAAAAGAGTATAATCCTTTTCGGGATAGCCCATAATCTCATCCACGATGGTTACTTTTTGGTTGCCGCCTACGATGGTCATTGTTTGCTTATTGACGGTTATACCACCAACAACGCCATATTTTCTTATGGAACGTTTCAATGTAGCTTTCTGCTGCGGTGAAATCTTCCTTGGATTATATGGTGCTATTTGCACTTCGGAGCGTTTGAACTCTTCTTGCTTGCCTGTGAAATAATCTCTTGGTTTCGTCATCTTATCAACTCATTGTTTCTTGCAAAGGTATGAATAATAATTGTTTAAGAGAAATGTTTACTTGCGTGTCTTTTCACTTTGTCTTTTAAGTGAAATAACATATCGCCGCAATATATTAATTGGCTTGCATTTTGGTTAATTTTGCACTAAAAAAGATATGGGAGACGTTGGTAATAATGGGGCATATGCTAGGCTGAGAGCACAAGCTACCTCTATGCGGAGAAAAGCCGAGTCGGTTGGTAACAAGCTACAAGCTATAGCTGAAGGTATAGCTAAGAAGTATGGAGCAAGGGTCACTCCTATCAATTACAAGAGTGTTGACTCCATTGTACGCAAGGCTAAGGGCGAAGCTAATGGTATCAAAGACATTAAGGACTCGTACAGAACAACCATCATCGCAGATAAAGGGTCAATACCGAAAATAATAAAAGACCTTAAAGGCAAATACAAGGGCTTTGAGTTCGTTAGACTCAAGGAACAGAAACTGGATACTGGCTATTCAGGAAACATCATCAATATCCGGAACAAGAAAACCGGACTTATTGGTGAAATACAAGTTAACACCGCCAAGATGATTTACGCCAAAGAGAATTACTCGATAGCCTACAAGCTGTTGGGTGGGAAGACCATGCGAGAAATCTATAAAGAGACCAAGAAACCATCCGGTTGGGGACATGCATTATATGAGCAAAGTAGAACCGCCAAGAGTAACGGAGGTAAGAAGCAAAGGTCAGTATCTATGCAACAAGCTTACTATGCAACATTTCAATAATTAATATATTTAAATTTCAAGTAATAAACATTAATTTGTTTGCAAGTTTAATATATTTTTTATATCTTTGCATTGTAATAAGGAGATAAAGACTATGAACAATAAAGATAAGAACAAAATCAGCCACCTCCTTAAAAACGGAGAGTCGGTTTATGTTTACTATTGGGAGGATGACATCGTTGTCCGTTATCAATATGTAAATAAAGAACTTATGTGTTACCCTAAAGGTAAAGGACGTAAGCCAAAGGAGTTTAAGTTTAATGAAAACACCTATGCACAAGATGCTCTTGAGTTAGGTGAGCTAATAACGAAAGAAGAATATGAAAGATTCTGAAATGATAGAATTGTGCCTTGGTATCGCTTGCAAGGCGCACAAAGGACAGATTGATAAGGTTGGATTGCCTGTTATATTGCACCCTATCCATGTAGGAGAAATGGGTAATAGTACCGAAGAGATTTGTGTCGGATTTCTCCATGATACGATTGAAGATACGGATATGACCTACGACAAGCTGTTATCACTAGGTGTTAGAAAAGACATTGCCGATAGTGTATGTGTCCTAACCCACAAGAAAGGTGTTCCGTATTTTGACTACATACAATCAATCATTGATTCAAAAGATATGGTTGCAATACAAGTCAAAATCAACGACCTGGATCACAACCTATCGAGAGCTAAAAAGTACGGATTTCAAAAGCAATATGAAAAATGTACTACGGCATTGTCAATGATGGGAAGGTTCTTCCCACATGAAGAGGGACAATACTACCCATCGTTCGAATATATTCCTTAAGATGTACGCTTACGTGTTAAATTCCATCCGTATTTCTTTGCGTATTCTTTCATAACTTGATATTGCGCACCAACATTACCTCTATCATTAGCTTCCGTGACACGTTTCTGTATTTCGTTTGCTTCACGATTATAACTAGACACATCACTTGCACTAGGGACTTTTCCTCCTTTCGTAAAACTAGAACGCTTTCTGTTTAAAGCTAGCACTTTCTCGTTTATTCGATTTCGTATTCCGCTCTTTGAAAGATACTCTGTCTGTTTTTGCTGAAGGGTTCGTCTCCATTGCGAATTTTTCTTACCAAAAACATCCCATGCATCCGATTCTGAAAGTCCCCACCCTTTACTTGGTCTCTTCAAAGAATACGTATAATTCTTTGTAACTGCTCGAATCTCGGAAGCGTTATGTGCTATAGTTGTAAAAATGTCAGCTCCAGACAAAATTGTGCCAACTCTTCCAGCTATAGTATCTCCAATACCTCTATTAGGATGGTTGTGAGTAATGATGGCATCTTTGTAGTTATAGCCAAAAGGTAATTGCGTACTATGTGCCTTTCCTGTTTGGGAATGCGCTATTTCTTTTCCGTCCTTATTAAAGGCATAAATACGTTCCGTCTTTAGCTTTCTAATCTTAGCTTCAGTGTCAGACAAAGCCGCATCCAACCCACGGCTATGTCCGGCATTGATTTGCCTATCCGCTCTTTCGCCTCGTTGAGGTCTGCCTCTATATCCTCTATCTGCCATATATAAATCTCCTTTTTTATTTGCAAAGATACAAAATTTGCAAGGGAGTACCTACATATCAAAGGTTTACAACTTCACTTATCTATATTGTGCAATCATTCTTTATCTTTGTTGTATTTAACCTCAAAACCAATCATCGTTTGTTTCACAAAAACAGCCTTGCAAGCCAATAGCTTACCACTTTTGGATAATTCTTTATTCTTGTACCTAATATCATACTTGCCCATATGATAATCGTAGCAAGCATCAATACAGCTCTCTACAAGCTCCTTCTCTGCTTCGAAATATGGCATTTCCTTCTTGCTCACTTTCGCAAGCCACCCACCACCTTGTATTAGGTCGAATATTCTTGAATACCCATCACGCAAGCCATTGCAATATGCGGCATAAAACTGCACTTTCTGAAGAGGAACTTTTGTACCTTGTTCCAACAACTTGACAGCCAAAGCCCTAGCCTCATCATCTTGGCTCTGCTCTAGTATCTTCATTGCATGGTTTACAACTCTTCTTTCCTGTTCCGTCATGTTATTTAGAATTTAAGTTTTTCAGAAAGTTCAATCTGCCTTCTACTTGTGTAAATGTGTCATCCAATTCATCGTCACTCATAGAGGAATAGAAAGTATAACTGCATGGACGCATAGTAAATCCATCAATCAAGAAGACAGAGAACCACATAATTCGCTTTACACTACATTGTTTCAGATTAACTTCTAATGCTCCTTGCTCTACTTTTACGACAATATTATTAGTTGATTTAATGCTTAACGCCTTACCTAAAACATCATTATATACTTCATTCATTACTCTTCTCTTTAAATCCTACATATCTCTTCATTTCACCATAAGCTCTCTTCATAGCCTCAGCCGGAGAAAGATTATACTTTTTCTCAATATCGCTTGTTATATCCGCAAGATGCTTTCCAAACAACTCTTCAATATAAGAGTCATCTTTCATCCGCTGAATACCCCTTGCATATATCTTAGCCTTATCCATGCCCCATTCCAATCCCATTTCGTGAATAAAGTCATCCAATTGCATAAAGCTTTTCTTTCCGAAGTTTCGGAATTTTATCATATCGAGCTTGGAATATTGTACCAAGTCTCCAATAGTATCTATATCGGCTGCCTTTGTCACATTAAGGACACGAACTGGTAAATTACAATTAACTAATCTGATGGAGAACAATGAAGTGGGAACATCTTCAGGTTGTTCTTCTTTTCTTTTTCACCCTCTTGCATAATAAACTGCATTTTTACATTCTTAATTTCCTCTTTCAATGAATTGTTCTCCAGCTTCAAGTCTACAAGTTCTTCAATCGCATAGTTGAACTTCCGGATAGCCTTAATAACAATCTGGCGCACCCTTTCTCTTGAAAGTTCAAAATTGTCGGCTATATCACTAATTCGGTCTCCATTGAAAAATGCTTGCATAATCTTTTTCTCTCGTAATCCGTATTGTGCCGTTAACTCCAATAACATACAAAGTGAACTACCTATTTTGTCATAGCTGAAAGAAGAAACGTTCAACGCATCATGCATTAACATTTGTATCTTAGTATTTACCTTGCGCTCACTTGCCAACAACTCTTTCTGCTCTCTATCAAGTAAATCCTCTGAGACAGATAACATCTTGTATTTCTCGGAATACTTCTTAACATCATCGGCATTCACCCAAAAGCGTTTACTGCTTTTATCATTGTAGCCTCCAAGCAAGCCCTTGTTTACCCAGTTCGTAATCGTCTGAGGGTCTACACCTAAATAAGCAGCGGCATCATTTCTTGTCATTCTCTCCATACGAAGCCCTTTCTTTTATTTTTTGTTCTTAAAATATTCACCATAGGCATTAACCAAATCTTTTTCAGTAATACCTCTTCTCAAACAATCATTAGCGAAATCTACTCGTACATTATCATTCCTTTGAACTTTATTGTATCGTTCTGAATACTCTTCAATTAAGTCCGCAACAACCATATACGCTTTAATTTGGGAGGTTTTAAGCATGTCAACACTAACAAAAGTCTTGCATATATTGATACCTCGCCTTTTGTCAATCTTTTGCAGATAAAGCCCCATACTTGTAGCAATAACCTTACTTGTATCATTCTTATAAATAAGTACCGTATAGCCTACTTCTCTTTCGATGTGAGCAAGCACCCTATTAATTGGCATGTTCTCTATTCCCAATGCTCGCTCGGCATATCTCCGCAAGAAATGAGGCGTATAACTGAACTGCTCTGCACTATTCTCTTCGTCCAACAAGGAAGTAGCACATACGTAATCGTTCGTTTCCTTGCAATAGATAAACATGTCAAAATAGAATTGTCTTATGTTCCCTCTATCTACAAACACGCATACTTTGTACTCGGTAGCGTCTTTCGTCTTGAAATCATAACACTGAGTTGTGTATCGTCCCATTCCCTTACGAAGCTCACGGATGAGTTTCTTTGCTTTTTCGATAGCAAACTTTTCTAGCATAGGCTTATCCTTCTTGAATATATCAAAGAGTTCACGCCCTGTCATTGAACCTATAATCATTCTCTACCCTCCTCTTTTTCGTTCAATTCGCTAGTAAAAGAACTTTTTAATCCATCGTATTGCTTTACCACCTGTTCCAAAGCCTTATTCTTCTCACGCAACTCATCACGCTCTAAGAGTAACTTTCTGTACTTCTCTAACTCATATCTAACTTCTTTCGAGTGAAGCCTCTGTAGCTGATTGTTGAGTTCATTAAGTCTGTAGCCTTGTTCACGTGTTTTCTTACGAAGATGACATAATTCTTCTTGCATTTTTGAATAATTCTTCAATACCCTAAGAGTTATTCGCTCTTCGGGTATATCCTTATTCACATCATTCTTTCTTGCCTTACTCATAACTAAAACTCCTTGTCCTTTAAAAATAAAACGCTTCCAACCAAACAACAAATACCTTTCCAGTCAAGCCTCTTCGCTTGTATTGTAGCCAAAGTATTTATAGGTTTATGTTTGAGAAGTCCATCTTCATCGCACAATAATATGTTATTATCATCAAGATGAACCAACTCGACATAACCACCAACTAAAGCCTGAGCCTCCTCTAGAGTAATCTTTACTCCATTCTTTGGCTGCACCTCTTTGACGATGCAGCCTACCTCGTATAACTTCATGCTCTATAAATTTAAATAAGACATCATATCTTGAACGGCATCCATATCTTTTTCGATACGGTCATCATACATGCTTTTAATACTCTTAGAAACCTCTAATATTGTAAAGCAGTAGTGTTTACCTTTAAAGTAAAAAGGTAACTCATTACAATTCGACTTGTTTGCCGTGAAATTATAAGGACTCCCATGATGAAAGTCAAACTCAAAAGAGCTGTTGTTATCCTTGCATCGCTCTACGACCTTACTTCTCCATTCTGCAATATGTGCTTGCATCTTTTTCTTATTGTTAGAAGCTTCTAACCATAAGGTAGATTGCGCAGCTTTCGAATGATAATAGTTTCCACTATCTAATATCTCCAGCTTAATGCAAAAAACTTGATTTACTGCAATCGGTTTTAATGCTTTTAATGCTTCATCCAAAGCAATAGCCAAAGCTCCACTCTTACAATTATTTGCCCTAAATTGGCTTATAACTTTATATGCAGTCTTCTTATCCATAATCTTAAAGTTTTAAATTTCAACACCAAAATTCTCTGCAAATATCTGAAGCATTGTCAGCTCCAAAATAACTTTCTTTGCCTCGTCTTCACTCATATCATAGCATACTGCAAAACGCTGACGTAACGTAGCACAATCCATATCGTGACGCTCATTTAAGAAAGCTATCATATTTCTTACTAATTCTTTGATATTCATTATCTTAGACAGTTTTTGCGGTGTGTCTCACCTTTTTTATTATTTATACTTTTCAATTGTATTAAAGACATTATCTAAAGCCTCATCGCAATATGCCGTACTAGTTACACATGCGCCTCTAGAAATCGCCTTGTAACAATCTCTAAGACCAAGCAAACCACCAATAAGCTTAGATGCATCATAGCAAGTAAACTTATTCAAGTCCAATGCATCAATAGCATTAATACCATTTTCTGTAATAACACCTTTAATATCATTGATGAACTTCTTCTGCTTTTCGGTAATCATCTTCATAACAATTGTGCTAGTTTTTAACGTGCTCGCTCTGCACTATCTTGCAAGAAACTTGTCTTGCGGCAAATCTTCAAGTACCTCTTAAAGACATTGCAAAGATACGAAATAATTTTCTAACATGCAAATGTTTTATGGTTTTTCTTTATTTATTTAACCTTTCTTTACTTATGATGTTTCTATATTGCATACATTAACAATAAAGGCAGACTTTCACAAGCCTGCCAATACATATAAAGAAGATAATACATTATTATATATAAATTAAAAAAAACATTATCTGTTGTCATACCTGTAGAGTATTACCCTACTTTGTGGAAATACCTTATATATACGTTCTAAGTCTTCGGGTGCATTATCCCTTAGCCATGCAAAACAATCCAAGTCCAAAGACAAACCGCCTGACGCATTCCCAACCTCTGCATTCTCCGAGCGCAATGCTCTGGAGTACATTATCGGCTTAGGCAGATGCCGATGTTTCATATATTGCAAGATTTGCTTTTGAGTAAAATCAGCAAGAGGATAACAATTTCCACCATGAATGTAATTTTCATCCTCATACGACTTCAACATAAGGCTTCGGTTCATCGAGTCTGCTTTCTTCATACCAAAGAATACGTATTCTATTCCGAAACGCTTTTTTAAGGCTTTTACTACCATAGAAAGATTAAGAACCTTTACTTTTGGATTCGGAACGCAATAAACTCCATAATGAAGATTGTATGTTGTATTCCAATGTGGTATCTGCTCGAACTCTATCTTCGGGTATCTAGCCTTCAGCCAGTTTATCCATCGTTGTATATGCTCTAAGTCTTTTACGAGATACATAAATACACATACTATGCGCTCAAACTTATCATATAATAAGTCCAATGTAACAATGGAGTCCTTGCCAAGAGACATCATAACGATACAATCCTTACTCTGTTCACTAGCCATATCAATTACCATATTGGCAACATCTATGGGATTCTTCCTCACTACAAGAGGCTTTACTCGCTTGCGTCCCATATTACAACAAACCTAAAATCTGACTTCCGGAAATACGCATAGAGTTAGCGGCTTCCATGTGCAACATATCACAGAAAATCTGCTTTTGTTCAAAACTTTCGAAATCAATGAATATGAAGTTATCAATATCTTCCTTTCTTTTCTTTCCGACATCAGTACAATGCTGTTTCTGATCCTTGACCTCTTCCTTTGTCATCTTTGGCTTAGCTGCGTGCTCGGCCACTATCTCTTCAGATGTTTTTTCGATGTTGGGTAATTCGGTCATTGGCGTTGGGGTCGTAACTGAAATTATAGGTTCATTCAAGAAATCCTCGCTAAAGTCATCCATGCCCGAATCCTTCAATGATGCTTCCAAATCATCTTGCAACATCTTGATTTGTTCAGTATCCTGTTCCGTGAAGCCAGCAGCCTTGAAGTCTATTTCATCTATGCTAAAGTTCTTGGCAACCAAGTTGTAATCTATCGGGTCTTGCGACTTCGCCATAAACAACAATTGCTCTTTCTCGGTCTTTTCGTCAAAATCAACGGCTTCTACCTTGATGTCATAATCAGTTTCGGGAGTACCATCATAACCTTGGATAAGGTCAACGCTCATCACTCGTTTATGCCCATCTATGAGATTTCCAGTTGTCTCATTCCATTGAATACCTCCAATGAGACCAACTTTCTTAATATTGGCTTTTTGCTGTTTGATGTCCGCATCGGTATGTACCTTCGGGTTGCAAGGGTTCAAGTTTATTTGAGACCTCTTGATTATCTTTGTTTCACTTCCTTTTTTCATTTCAGTTCCTCCTTGTTTTTATCAGCTTTCAACAGAACTATCCTTGCCATTGGGAATACCTTGTATATTTTCTCTAAATCTGCCGGATAAAACTCTTTAAGAAATTTCTGATACTCAATATCCTCAACATCAACTCCTGAACTTTGTTTATTCGTTCCATTTGCTTCTGGGTTCTTTAAACGATGGTCAAGAATATAATCCATTATTTCCTTGTTTTTATATGTAGATAAAGGATAGAATTTCTTCGTCTTCCAATTGATAGCTTCCTTTCCATCCGTATAACTTCTAAGCATAAGCCGTCTGTTCAAAGAATCGGATTGTTTAAATCCATAACAAGCCCACTCTACACCAAGTCTCTTCCTGAGTTTTTCGGTTATATCAGCTAAAGTCCATTGTCTTTGCTTAGGGTCTTGTTTTATTCCCATATATCCGGTTTTTATATCATAAAATAAAGCATAATGAGGAACTTGAACAAACTCAATGTTCGGGTACTTGGTTTTAGCGTAATTATAGTAACGCATAATATGTTCCAAGTCTTTTACTATATACATGAATACTACCACAACTCTCTTGAACTTCTTGTAGCATAAGTCAAGCAATACGATAGAATCCTTTCCACTCAGAGAATGGAAAAGTAATATACTATCTGTCTCCTTGGAAACATCATCAATGATTTCTCTTGCTCTTTTTAGTTCTTGCATACATTATTCTCCTTAAAAACAAGGGGTGAATGAAAGTTAATTCATTCTACCCCTCTTGACTTTTAACCTCTTCTAAGTCTGCGGTTTACACGTTCTGTGACATTATTTGCTGCTGTACGAGCTGCCAATGTACGCATAGCACCACCATAAGTAGTTCCTTGTGCGCCAGTGTTTCGGTACTCAACATTTCTGCCACGTTCACGTCTTTCACCAGCCCTAAGACCAGTTGTACGATTTGTTACCGCTCTCCATTGAGAATAACGATAACCTCTTGATGCCTCTGACATAGTTGTAACGTTTTAAGTCCACGAATCATAAACTACTCCCCTTGGGGAATTATCTAGGCTCGGTGGACTTACGCCCACCTACTTTAGAGTCGTTTCTGTTACCTTGTCAATAACAAAGAAGAAAAACAAAGGACGCTCTTTTTCCTTTTTAAGCTCCAATGCTTCGTACATTTCATCCAAATCATGGCTATCATACTTTTCGTGAAGAAAATCAATATCTTCTTTCATAACGATACAAGTATCATTTACCAAAACATCACAATCAAGATACCACGAGTTGTTATAATCATGGAAGTGGATTGTCTTTACTACTCGCAATGGGTCAACAATACCCTCCTCTTGCGCTTTAATTACATCCTCTTCTTTACCATGCTTTTTAAGGAACTCCAAAACATCCTTGTCAAACAAACGACCAATATAATGGTCTGTATAGGCTCTGTACTCAACCTTCTTCTTGCCTTCAAGAATCTCCTTGGCATTCTTTCTTGTCATAATCAAGTTAAGAACCTCAATAGGTTTGGCTGGCTTGAAATCGGGATACTTCTCTTTAAATGCACTTACCTGCGCATCAAAATCTTCTTTGTTATTACTCATAATTAATTATTTCAAGGAACGCAATGCAAAGATAGCATAATTCTTCCATCCAAGCAAATGCGTTCGGGTTATTAAACTCACTTTTAATAAATGGTGAAAATTACTTGTTCTCTAAAGGTTTGGTTGCCTTATTAATTTGCATCCGTTCCTTTTTGCTAAACATATCATTGTAATTCTGAGAATCATCAATGACAAACTTTTCTTCTTTCTTCATATTCATATCTCCTATATGTTTTAGATAATCATTCTTAATCTTTCTCCAGCAATGCTCGCATCTTGAATACTTCGTGAACTCTGTCGGCTCGCAAGGGTCAACATCTTTCAAAGAATCAAACTCATGTGGCAGTACCATAAACACGTTCTCAAAATGTTCTTTATTGTATCTCAAAGCTTCGTCACGATAACGAAACCAAGTACAACATTCTTGAATGCTTGTGTTCTTGCTGAAAATCAAATATGCTTTATTCATAATCCGATACAGTTGTTTCGGTGTGTCTCACCTTTTTATATTACGATGCAAAGATAAGAATAACACCTTAATTTTGCAAGTTTTTTAATGCTTTTGTTTCTGTATTTAAATATATTTCATATATCGAAAGAACTTTTAATCCTTCATCACCTCAAAATGAGCATCCATAGCCTCAACAATATTACATAACGTATCAATATCGGCATTAAAACGCCCCATCTCAATATTACGAATGTTGTTAGGCTTATAACCGGACTTTTCTGCCAGCTCCTCCAATGTTATACCACTAAGTTCTCTAACCTCTTTAATCTTCTGCCCCATTATATAGCGATAGAGATTTCGATTACGATGTTTCTTGTCATCATCGGGGTTTCTTCTTTGCTCTAAATAAGCAATTTCAAAGTTCCTTACCTTCAGACAATTAACCATGTTACCAAATATCTTATGCTTAGGGGGAAGAGGAAAACCATCGGCATCTTCTTTTACAAGTTCTATTTCGCCACCTTCAGTAGCTTGTATGTACTGAGCGAAGCGCACCGCATCATCGTAGTACATTTCCGTAAATCTTTGTATCATATTTTAAGAATTTTCTGCAAAGGTACACAAAATAACTCACATTTGGTCAAACTTGAAACATACAAATAGGTTTTATTTGGTATTTTTAAGACTTCGCTGTACTTTTGCACAATAGGAATAAAAATAATTTAAATCATATAATTATGTGGGTATATAGCGAAAAACAAAAGACGTGGGTCAACCTTGAACAAGTTCAGCGAATTGCTAGCGATGGGCAAGGTGGGTATCTGTTAATCAGTCAAGATGGCAAGAAAACATCCGTCGACCAAACTTGGTATGACAAGGCTATGCGTTGGGTTGACCCTGACTGGTGGGAAAAACACCCTAATGGCGGTAAGGACTCCTTGAACTTCGAAGATGCTCTGAAGGCTATTATGAAAGCTACAGGTGCAAAAATGGACAAAAAGGATAAGGATAAGAAAGAGGGGGAAGAATAGACCTTCCCCTTTCTTCAAAATTCAAACATCGTTCTTTGCCTCTCCTATCATTTTCATAACATATTCCACTACCTTTTCATTTGCCTTGTTTATATTCGTAAAGTCCTTTTGAATGTAAATATCAGTAACATCTAACTGCGAAACGTGATTGAGTGCTTCGTGAATGGTATACTTATCAATACCTAGTTTATTTCTTGCTATAGATGCCCAAGTATGACGGGCTGAGTAGAAATCGAAACGAGGAATGCCCAGTTCGTCAGCTATGAAATGCAATCCCTTATTTATATGCTTATTGAAATTGGCTGCATTGCTATATTTCTGATAGAAATCAAAGACCCTTGTTGTTCCCTTATATTTTCGGAACAAAGGTTTGATGATGTCAGGTACGACAATTTCTATGTGGGCATTATCGTTTCTCCTATCTCTAGTTTTAGCTCTATCGTAGGCGAGTACACCCTTATTATAGCTGACACATTCATATATATCAACAGAATTCATTCCCATCAGAAAGAACGAGAGTACATAACAATCCCTTGCCATACCTACACGTCTAGTCCCCTTGAAATTAAATACTCTTACAAGGTTCTCTTCACTGATTATCCTATCTTTTGTCTGCGGAATATCCCTCGGAACGGAGAATTTATCAAAAGGATTACTTCTGATAATATCATTTCCATTCGTATTATATTCTTTGATAGCTTCATTGAAGATATGCCGCATATTGCCCAAGTATAAGGATTGCGCCCTAGGATGACCATCTAGGAATTTCTTATATCCGTTTAGGAATCTGTAGTCTATGAGAGAAAACGGCAGCTTACGGCAACCATTATAGCGTGCAAGGGAATTGAGCATAATCAGATAATTCTTCTTTCCCTTATTGTCGGATTTCTCAACCCACTCTTCGGTAAAGGAAAAGAAGTCTAAATCCTCTGTCTTGTTGCCTATATCAATCAAATGCTCACATATCCAATCAATATCCACATCTTTACCTAGCAAGTCTACCTCTAAGTCATAGAGTGCATCCTTCATAACATTCATTTTATCTTCTATCGTCTTCAATATCTTACGTGAAGAAATCTTTCCGGCTCTAGACAAGTCTGAGTCGGAAACAACTATATTGGTAGGAAATCTTTTTCTCTGTCCCTTATGAGAAAGAACAATAGACACCTTTCTTGTTTTGTCTTGCTTTGGTTTTCCAAGCTCGTATGTTATTGTAGCCATAATATTTTTCCTTTAAATTTACAATATTTTGCGGCAATTTTGCGGAAAATGCGGCAATTTTGCGGCAATTTTGCGGCAATTTTACACTTTACTTGTAGTACTCAGAGCCTACTTGTGGAATATTAAAATCTTCTAATAAATCGTTTCTGTTTCATAAGCAAAAGTTCATTATACGTCCATAAACGCCTATTTTATAGCCATTTATAAAGAAAAATGGTGAAACAACCTATACGATTATTTCACCATTTCTTGTTTATATTTATAGTGATTCCGTTGGGGTTCGAACCCAAGACCCACAGCTTAGAAGGCTGTTATACGGAACACCAATAAAATGACTAAACAATAGCAACTTACGCTATAGGCGAATAATCATTTTGCGGCAATTTTGCGACATTTTATGCAAGCCTACTCCACAGAACATACAAATATACTTTACATTATCATTTCCTTTTCTGCTGATATTCCACAACTAAGAGCTGCTTCACATCTGCTAAATCCAACTCTAAATCACGATAAGTAGGATTAAAGGAACGCAATATAAGCTTTCCATTATTCATATCCAAGTCAATGATACGCTTCAACAGAATACCTTCTTTATGAACTATGATATATTCCTTTCCGTCTATATGAAGTCCATTGCTCTTTACCATGTAGTCAGGGCAGACTTTACATATAACGATGTCTCCATTCTGATAAGCTCTAGACGAGCCATCATCCATAGAATCACCGCTTACCTCGAATGCTACGTACTTTTCTTTATCTTCCTTTACAATAGGGATTGTTGGGAGCGATGATATATATACATCATCTGCATATCCGCTGAGATAACCAGCATAAGCCATCTGTGGAACAAGAGGAACAAAGCTGACGCTTGAATTGATATTCGATTTGATGTCATCGTTAAACATCTTTCCTTCTCCGGTCTTAAGCCAATTCAGATTTAGCTGAGGGTAAGCCAAAGAGATATTCTTCAAGAAAGTCTCGCTAGGCATATCCGGCAATCTGCTAATTGCACTGGTATAGCTCTTACATTTCCGCAAGAAGAATGTAGTACTAATTCCCATCTCTGTACAGAATGGCGCTATTCTGCTTTTGTAGTTGTTGAATTTCTCAATATTAGCCTCCGGCTGCAACATTTCGCCAGCTCCATTAGCTAGCCAATCCATATTAAGATCTGGGAATTTAGAATTCACTCTATAAGATACTCTTGCCGTGAATACACCATTCTTCCCTATGATAGGAAAGTTAGAGGCCACGTCAGCTTTGTCACAAAATTCTCGTTTGGTAATTCCTTTATATTTAAGATACTCACGCAGTCTAGTCTTTGCGTTTTCGTTTTCGCTTACCTTTATAGGTGAAGAGATGAACATTTCCCCCATTCCCGTCCTAATATAACTTGGATTTACCTGCGGAAATTTTCTCGTTATAGCTTGCAAGCTTTTGGAAGATACACGATTAGTTATACGGCTGACGAAGCCATGTCCTAAGCCAACGGTATCCTCGAATTTTTCATTTGAAGTGTAACCCAAAGCAATGATTACAGCCTTCAGTCTTTCGTATGCACTATTCATAACCTAAAATTTAATACGCAGTAAGCGCATGTGTAACTTAATTTATGTAAATATTTAGAGCTTAAAGATAATAAAGGTTAATATAGTATATTTAAGCACTATTTTATTTGCATGTTTGCAATACTTTTCTTATCTTTGCACTCGAAAACATTAAATATGTTGCAAATATACATAAATATATCGTAACTTGCAAGAAATTTAATATATTTTTTGTAATATTACATAAAAAGGTGAGACACACCATAAAAACTGTAGAAAGAATATGTCATTAAGCGAGATTAAGCAATTAGTATCAGTCGCATTTCAAGCGGGACGGATGGATGCCCAATTTGAAATGGGGTTGCGTTCCGACAGGATACGCAGAAAGGATGCCGAATGCTATCTCGCATCAAAAGGATTCGAAAAGCAGATGATTGACAAATGGGTCAAGAATAGGTTAATGAAAGAATATGTAGGTGATAGTAAGAACTCACCTAGATATTATTCTCTCAAAGAAATCAATGAACTTGTTGTTTCTTGTCAGATAAAGAAAATGATTATTTAAAATATACGACTATGGCAGAGAATAAGGCAGCGAAGCCTGTAGAAGGGCAGAGCGAAGAAATTAAGGATTATGAGTTTCGCCTCCTTGATGCGGATGAGATAGAAGTCCGTGTCGGTCAAGGTGGTAATCAGAAGTCACCGGACTGGTGTTCCTTGTTGCTTTACAAGGACGCAAGATGTGATATGAGACGATTAGATGAGAAGTTCGGCATCTATGGTTGGAAACGTAAGCATGAGCTTATTGGTCAGAACCTCTTTTGTACGGTTTCCGTTTATAAAGAAGGTATCGGTTGGATAGATAAGCAAGATGTTGGTACGCCAAGTAACACCGAAGCCGTTAAAGGCCAAGCTAGCGACTCTTTCAAGCGTGCATGCTCTTGTTTAGGTATCGGTCGAGAATTGTATACTGCTCCCAAGAAGATATTCATCAACCTCAACCGAAACACCGAATATTCTCAAAGCGGAAAGTTGAAGACAATTTTCCATGTTGGATATGTAGGTTATACAAACAGATGTATTGCCAAACTTATTATTCAAGATGAGAATAACATTGTGCGTTGGTATTGCGGCATGACAGAACAAGAAGTTCTTGAATGGATGAATGAGCAGAAAGAAGTATATGGTTACTCTGAACCAGCCCCAAAGAGCGAGGAAGAAAAAGACGAAAATCTTAATGAGCAAAAACAATATGCTTATCCACAATTGCAACAAGCTCAAATTTGGGAGGACGTAGATAGAGTTTGGAACGGATTCCCAGACCTTCAGAAGTCCGAAGAGTTTAAACGCAAATGTGCATTACGAAAGATGGAACTCGCACAGAGCAAGAAGGATTTAAAAGCAGTTTATGATGCTTATCCCGAATATCAAAAGAATGCAGAGTTCTTAGCTAAGTTGACACAATTTAAATCAAGATTAGTATGATACAATTGAATAACAGTGGAGTTCTTTATGAGGACTCCACACATCAATACTTTTATGATGGTCGTGAATTAAGTGGCATTACAGGTATGCTTCATCAGTATGTATTTCCCAATATGTACTCTAACGTAAGCGAAGAGGTATTGAAGAAAGCTGCCGAAAAAGGCACTATTATCCATGAGCAGGTAGAGTTGTTTGCTTCATTGGGTATTGAGCCAGCCTCAGAGAGTGTCAAGGATTTTGTCGCTTATATCAAGAAGAATGGATATGAGATTATAGGTAGCGAATATGTCCTTCGAATCGGAGAAGACCATGCAAGTGCAATCGACTTGGTGATGCACAAGGATGATGCACCGGACGATGAGGTTGAGATTTGGGATATTAAGGGTACTTATTCCGTTAATAAGGAGTATGTGCGTTGGCAGAACTCGATGTATAAGTTCGGTTTCGAAACATTGAATCCTCATCTGAAGGTTACACGTATATGTTGTATGTGGTTGCGTGATGACGAGAAGCGTGGAACAATCTGTAAACTCATCCCATTAGGCAAGCCAAGACCTGCGAGTGATGTTAAAGAATTGTTCCGATGCGAGAAAGAAGGTCGTTTGTATAATGATGATACAAAAACACCTTATTACATTATAGATAACGAAATCGCACTCATTGACGTTCAAGAGCGCATTGCTAAATTGCAAGAACAGGAAAAGGAGTTGAAGGCAGCTATCTTTGATGGTATGTCAAATGACAACCTCACATCTTATAAAACTTCAATTTACACTTATTCCTTGAAGTCTGCTTCTGAGAGGGTTACGTTAGACACGAAGGCTTTTGATGCGGATGACGAAGAAGCTTACAACCATCTATTGAAAAAGTATAAAAAGGTAACTAAGGTAAAGCCTAGTTTGACCTTGAACAGAGTTGGATAAATTATTGTTTTATTAAATATTTTAAGTTATGGCTAATAGTTATAAAGGTAAGATTGTTGCTATCGAAGGCATTCAGTCTATTCAGAGACAAGGTAAAGAACCATTTGAAAAGAGACGTTTGATGCTTGATGCAACACGTTTCGATGGTTTGACAGGTGAACGTGGCTACGAAAAGCGCATCATCTTTGAATTCAGTGGTAAGAATGTACATGTACCGGATGGTTTTAATGTCGGGGATATTGCTGAAGTATTCTTTGACGTTGAATCATATCAAGGAACAAAGAAGGATGGCACAACAGACTGGTTTACATCTGTTCGTGGCTACAAGATGCAAAAGATTGAAGCACAGAACAATGCGCCACAAGGTGGCATGCAAGCTGCTGCTAATAATCCTTTTCCACCACAAGCTCCAGCCGCAGGTTCAGCACCAATTCCACCAGCACAGCCGAGTGGCACTAACACATCTGATGCGCCATTTTAAACTTATTATGGTGGAGAATTAATTTTCTCCACCTTTCATTAAAGAAAGATGGTATATAATATGTTGAATCCGGTCGAGCTTGAAAAGTTCGAGGAACGAACCAGGGCTATGATAACCAAAGCCAAGAAACTACAAGGTGATTATTATAATGAGAAGTTCTTTGTTGTTGACCTTAAAGAGAGGCAACAATCTAGGACAATCCAACAGAATGCTTATCTGTGGGTAACAATCACTTACGTAGCTATCGAAGAAGGATATACTAAGGACTATATCGAACAAGAGTTCAAACGTGTAAATAAGGATGTTTTTCTTAGGGAGCGTGAGAATAAACAAGGTAAGGCCTTCCAATATTGGAGGCACATACCAGACCTTGACAAAGAAGAAATGTCTTTATGTATAGACCGATGGCTTCATCATTGCTCTATGGAAAGAGGATTATACATACCTACTCCACAAGACCATGCTTATATGGTATGGCAGACACAAGTGGAGAGGCAAGCAGAATTAAATAAAGAGTTTTTATAGGATGCTTGGTGTCGTAGCTCAGTTGGATAGAGCAAATGTTTCCTAAACATTAGGCCGTGAGTTCAAGCCTCACCGATACCACATTCTCTAACATAAAAAGAAAGAATATGAAATCATTAACAGGAAAGTATTTTATCGTAGGTGTTCGTTATGAGAAAACTCTAGAAGACGGAACGAACGCTAAAACTACAGAGCAATATGTTGTAGATGCCTTGTCATGGTCAGAATGCGAGGCTAAGACTACAGAAGAAATGGCGGTATACACAAATGGTGATATGGAGATTGTCACTATGAAGAAAGCAGGTTTCTCTGAGTTGTTCCTTTCAGAGGTAGATAGTGAGGATAAATACTACGATTGCAGTATTAACATGATTACTATTGACGAAAAATCTGGCAAGGAGAGGAAGACCAAGGTTCGTTATCTTGTGCAGGGTGATACCATTGAGAAGGCTCGTAAGAATGTAGATGAGATTATGGGTAAGACTATGATTGATTACAATATTACAAGCCTTAAGGAAACATCAATCATGGATGTTTTCTTGCATATGGGTAAACCAAAGGAGTAAGGCTTTTATTATTTAATTAGTTTGAAATCCCCCTATGGGGTGGTGCTGCTTAGTTCAATGGTAGAACGTCCGCCAAAATCGGAAAAAGGTTGTGGGTTCGACCCCCACAGCAGCAACTATGACTTTTGGTTTGATAAAGGATAAAGATTATGGGATATTATGATAGATTTAACAAAGGAGGAAAGAAGCCTAAACACCAAAGGAGCGAGAAGCAAAAGTGGGTTGACAAACTAGATAGGCTTATGTCGGTTTATATCCGCATGAGAGACTCTAGAGAGTTTCACTATAAGTACTTCAGATGTATCAGTTGTGGACGAATATTGCCAATCGACCAAGCCGACAATGGGCATTATTGCGGACGAACTCATATGAGTTTGCGCTTTGATACACGTAATCAGAATGCGGAATGCAAACGATGCAACAGATTCTCTTCTGACCATCTTATCGGTTATAGAAAGAATTTAGTAATGAAGCTTGGAAGATTGGCTTATTTGCAAAAGCATCCTCACGTTCCTTTAGATATGGAAGAAGTAAAGCGGCTCGGAGAACAACAAGTCGATTTACTGGAAGTAATGAAGCATCAAGCAAAGAATTGGTCGGTGTTTGAATTACAGGAACTCTATAAATACTATGCGGCTCTAATTCTGAAAATGAATGAAGAAAAAGATAATCAATAAGGTTTAAATAATGTTATAGCCGTAATAATAGACACTAATTTGTTTGCATTATTAAATTATTCTTCGTACCTTTGCAATCGTCTTGGTGAGACACACCATAAAAACTGTAAGGTCATTTTTCTATTGGCTTTTGTTATGCATAAGACTTGTGCATTCCTATATAGTAACAAAAGTGATTTCATATTATTTGTGAAATGAAGTTTAAATTAAGACCATATCAAGAAGAGGCAAGCAAGAAGGCGGTTGAGTTTTTCTTGGATAAGAAGAAAAACTGGAACGCTCTGGAAGTGCTCCCTACTGCATCGGGCAAATCATTGATTTTGGCAGATATAGCTGCTAGGCTCAAAGATAAAGTGCTTGTGTTTTCTCCTACTAAGGAAATTTTGGAACAAAACTACAAGAAGTATTGTTCTTATGGATTTGATAATGCCAGCATCTATTCCGCTAGCTTTAAATCAAAAGAAATCAGCGATGTTACTTTTGCTACAATTGGTAGCGTGAAAGGACATCCCGAATTGTTTACTGACTTCAAATACATATTGATTGATGAGGTTCATTTAGTGAAACCTGAATCCGGCATGTATAAGGAGTTTCTTGATAAATTAAAGAGCAAGGTCATAGGTCTAACCGCAACACCATTCCGTCTGTATTCCTATCAGAACTATGGTAGCATACTGAAGTTTCTGACAAGAAGTAGAGACAAGATTTTCAAGGAGCTTATTTACTATGTTCAAGTTGAGGATATGGCAAAGAACGGATATATCTGTCTGCCAAACTATTACTCTTGTCCACCGCCACAATGGAATGAAGGTAATTTGCAGCTAAATTCAACTTGCCGTGATTATACAGACCAAAGTGTAAAACAAGAATATGAACGTGTGGATTTGTACGGATGGCTAGTTAGTGTTGTCAATAGATTACTTAATCCGAAACGAGGTGGACAACGTAAAGGCATCTTGGTTTTTACCAAGTTCGTTAAAGAAGCTCAGATGCTGACCTATTCCATACCTAACTGCGAAATGGTCTGCGGAGAGACACCTCCTAAAGAACGTGAGGCTATCATCGAGCGTTTCCGCAATGGGCAGACTAAGGTACTGGTAAATAGCCAAATCTTGGTCGTAGGCTTTGACTATCCGGAGTTAGATACTGTAGTGTATGCAAAGCCAACACGCTCTTTAGCGCAATACTATCAAGTTGTAGGAAGACTTCTTAGGCTATCGAAAGGAAAACAACCTTGGTTTGTTGACCTTTGCGGTACTTATGATAGATTCGGAAAAGTTGAAGACTTGAAATTGCTAGACCAAAACGGCAGAGGGAAGTGGGTAATAATGAGTGGAAATAAACAATTAACAAATGCATTTTTTTAAGATATGATAGTAAAATTAGACGAAAAAGCGTGTAGCTTGGATGCTGATGAATTAGTCGCTTTCGTACGTCTTTCATTTAATGCTGACAAAGACGGATATGTGTATGGGAGCAACAAAGAATTATCGGAAAAGACAGGTATGTCGGTGGCAAAGACAAAAAAAGCTATTGATGGACTATTTGAGAAACAAATGTTATCTATCGGTAGCGGAAAAGTCTTTATTTGGAAGCATGAAGACAACATAGAATTTGCTGAAGGTGAAGAATCTAAACCACACAAGAACGAACCTGAACGAATAGCATTGAACAACGTCCCTAGTGTACAACAAGTGGATGATAAAGCAAAGAAGGTTTGCGAATATTTCAATAAGGTTATCGTTGGAAGAGGAATGCCTCTTGTTCATGCCCTGACTTCGAAGAGAAAGTCAATGATTAATTCACGGCTTAAAGAATATGGGAGTGAGCAGATGAAGTTGATGATTGACAAGGCGGCAGCATCTTCATTCCTTAATGGTAGTAATGGATGGATGGCGAGTTTTGATTGGATTATGAGACCAAATAATTTTGTTAAAGTATTGGAAGGAAATTATGATGATAGAAAGCAAGGGACTAATAAAGACGCAGAGCAAGGCTATTACCAAGAATCAGCCGACCTCGTGCAGCGCCTCAATCAACAGAGAAAAGCAACGAATATTCAATGAGTACGGAACATTCGATAACGTTCTAATGTCTTTCTCTCCATCAAGCCAAGTAGGTAGTAAGATGCCAATCGGGAAAGCTTTTAAAAGCAACGCACCAACACTTACCTATCTTGACTTGTGTTATGGAGAAGGAAGTGCAATAACATGGCTTGTAGCATGGGTTTCTGATGTCTATGGTATTTGTGGCTTTGTAAATAATGAGGCTACTGACAATATCAAGATAATGACTGCAAATGCTATAAAGGATGAGTATTATTTCCTTAATCTGAACGAGCTGATTACTTTCTTCAAGATGTTTATTGCCGGAAAGTTTGAGAAATTCTACAAGAAGCCAAATCCGCAAGTTATAACAAAGAGCTTGAATACTTTCTGTTCCCATCGTATAGATGCCATAAAAGCAGTAGAGGCAAATATACAGAAAGAGAAAGAGGCTAAAGAAGATGAGGCTATCAAGCAAAATGCCATCACTTATGAAGAATGGGCGGCAAGAAAAAAAGCTAAGGGCGAGGAAGTTAATATAGAACTTATCGAAGACGAGAAAGGCAACAAGATTTTTCGGGTAAAAGCTCCTAAAGCTGATGTTAGATTAGACTCAGCTTATATGATAGTCAAGAATACAACAAATGCAGATTTTAAGGCTATATGCAAGCTAAGAGAATGTTTCGTTAAGAAATATGGTATAGACCCATACGACTTGATTAGAAGTTTAGGGAATAAAAAACTTAGAGAATATGAAGAAAGAAGAAATTGTCAAGGCAATCATTAAGAACCTTAGAGATGTAAATGGCAAAAAGTTCCGCAAGGATGATGTTCAAGCCATTGTGAATTATTTCATAGACCTCACAAAGCAATCGTTGCGCAACAGAGACCGTGTTATGATACGCAGCTTTGGAACATTTGTGGTACGACATAAAAATCCCAAGCAAATTAATTGCGTGCGAACAGGAGAGAAAACGATGACAAGGGAGAAAGACCATGTGGCTTTCATTCCTTCTAATGATTTTGACTTAGATTCAATAGTATAAAATGGAGATAGCAGAAATAGAACAGATTATAGAGGCTTGCAACTTTGATGTTGCTAGCCAGACCCAAAGAGCAGAAACATTCAACGTAATTGACGCTATTGTAGAAATGCGCAAATACGAAGGTCGTTTCAACGCCAAACGTTGGGAATATGAAAATGTTAATGGACGTGGTACGATAGAAATATATTCTAAACTCGTTGCCGGAACTCTAGAGGACAAATTAGCAGAGTTTGCTATTATATTATTCTCAATGGCCAATAAGTACAAGATGAATGTCAAATCGTTGAGGCTAGACCCAGATTCAATGAGAGACCGTTCCTTTGAAGACTTGATGATGTCTATGCTGAAGATTGAAATGACACATTACCGAGTGTTCAAGAAGATAATAATCTTGATTGGCATGCTTTGCGGATATTGCATGATGAATGGTATTGATTTGTTGTGGTTCGTTAACAAAAGACTTTTGATAAACATTAAATAGGCTAAAATATGAAGAAGTTAAAGTTAGTTTTTACGAGTACGGATTTCGCATCTTATACGAAGAGTACTATGAGTATGTTATGCAAGGTTCTTTTACGAATTCCTTACCTTGTACTTGTAGGCATAGTTAGTACAACATGCTGGGTTGCTAAGTGTATTGTAAGGTTCTGCAAGGAGTACACAAAGGCAGCGGTAATTATCGGTTTTGTTCTTTGCTTTATGGCTATGTTTGTTGAGTTTGTCTATTTTAAGATTCAACTTGCAAAGAGTTCGTATCAGACAAGTGAACTTATAAAGCGGAACTATGAGCTGGAGCAGACCGACAGATACGATTTAGGCTTCCATGATGCAATGGCAAAGAACAGAGAAATGCTTACACAAAAGATTGAACCATGACAAACGAATTCAATGATGCGTTTACGAGAGCACAAGCTTTGCAGAGGAGGTTTAATCCAGCTTACATGAACTCCTTTTCGATAGCAATTAAATATGATAGCTATTACGAGGAATACATGGAGATTGAATTGAGAACAGATAATGATAAGTTCTTTATTTCTACATTGACATGCGTTTACGAAGAGGATTATACACTAAGATTAGACGAATTAGAAAAAACAATAGATAAATTATTAACAGATGAAGACAATGAATAAAAAAGTTATTTTTGTAAGCCTGTTGGATATTATAAGTATTCCATCGGGTAACGAGCATCCTGTAGATATTACGGATTTTCAGCTAAAGCACGATTTCTTTAGAGCGTTGCAAGCTGATAATAATATAGTCCGTGTCAACATCTTAGGATATGACAAGAACCAAGTAATGTATTCAAGCGATATAACATTCAAGAAAATGGTATCGGTTATTTCATACGAAATTGCTATGTATACAGTTAATGCGGTAGTTCCATATTGCTCTACTGATAATATTGATGATACTTTTGTTGATGCTGCAAAAAGCACCGAGAGTATAGAGTTTCTCAAAGACAAATCTAATTGGCTGATTATTGGGAACGATGATCTGGCTGATAAATTTGGGGTTGACAATATAACAATGGAGGATTTCGTCAATGGAGAACTTGGAGAATATTCTGAAGGAGCTAAGACAGCAGAAAAGAGATAAACATATTAAACCGGAAATCTTGACCTTAGCAACCATAAAGAATAGGTACGGAAAAGACCCGTTACCTGAGTTGCGTAATTTATGGGCAAAAGGACTGGTTAAGAATTGTAGAACTTTAAATGATTTAGGCTTTATATACAATGGATAAGGAGTTAATAAAAAAGTTAGTTGCACAAGGCAAGGCTTATGTACTTGACTTGCGAGGTGGTAGTGTTCCTTATAAGGAAGGTAATGCAGCGGCAGTTGATTTTTACTGCCCACAAGATGTTGTGTTGAATATGCCTTGGGTGAAAATGGGTAGAGGTCACATCAACCTACATTTAGGAATTGAACTTCCTAAAGATGTTGGTTTGGATATTCGTTCACGTTCCGGCTTTACTGACAAAGGTATGGAAGTTGATGTGGCCTTTATTGGCAAGAACGAAACACAAGTTGGTTACATGACTAATGTTAGAGCGGACATTGATATTTGTCTAGGTTTGGTCGATGAAGACTATAGAAACGATATTGGTGCGCTTTATAGAGTTAATTCCGACCGTTATATGCCGACAAAGGATAGCAAATTCAAACTAGATTCAGATTACGAATATTATGTTTTCGTAGTCAAGAAAGGCACTCGTGTTTGCCAGGGCGCATTCCGCAAGGTAGAAAATCCAGATTGCATACTTGGAGAGTTGAATATGGAAAATAATCGTGGAGGAGGATACGGACATGGTGGAACAAAATAACAATGGGTGTTGCGAATATGCTAACAAGTATATCTTTGTGATAAGACGTTTGGCAGACATGATTGAATGCAAGGATAATGCCGCTTTCGTATCATCTCTAAGGGAGGACTTCGGAAAGCTCGGATTATTTTCAAGCGCAGCCAATTTCCTTCGTCTTATGTATGAGATACGAGCATCTTCTAAAGACAAAGAAACCTTACGAAGCCATATCAGCGTAATGGCGATGGAAGCCTTGCTTACGCTCTCTTGGTATATTGTTTCAGATTATAACGACATCATCGAATCGCAAATCGAATTGTTCAAAACCAAAAATAAGCGGTATGGAAACGCATTTTCGGAATGTTTTGCTAAAGATGGTTATCCGTATGCCTTCGGTCATTTGCAAGAGAAGATTAATCGTATTTGCTCTTTGCTGACTTTGAACGAGGATGCTAAAGAAGAGCCTGTCCTAGACAGCTATAAAGATTTATTGGGGTATTGTATTTTAACGCTTATCGAAATAAAATGAGATACCGAATAACAAGAATAGAAAAAGTTATCAATGGGCAGAGTTCATTTGAGCACTGCTCGTTGATAGTTTCTAACATAGAAAAGTTTAGGAAACAAATAGATGCAGACGAGGTTAACTTCGTCTATGAAATGTTGGATTAAAAATAGAAAAGAATGAAAGAACCAGACATTGAAATGAATCTAAAGAAAATCATGGAACGCATAAAATGGATTAGAGAAACTAAGGCCATCTTATCCAAGGAAGAAATAAGTCTTTCCATTCCATTGATGCAAGACTTATCGCAAGTAGGCAATATTTACGATAAGTTTATGAGCTATCATGCCGGACGAAATTCCACAATGGTACGCAAGCAATTTATCTTTGTTATTCTTTATCTTTATTCTCCTAGTGCCCTTGGCGGTTCTAAGATGAGAAGAGGGTTAAGAGAAAAAATTGCTAAGGTTTTGGGGTGTACATGTTCTAATGTAAGCCATGATTACAAAAACATCAGTTTCTATTATGTTACTTACCGAAGTTTCCGTAATGACGTGAATGAGATATTGGATAAGTTATTAATAGATTTGGGTTTAAAAGAGATAGGGGAAGAATAGATTCCCCTACCCTTTATAAAAGCAATCGCAACTCTTGTTTAATACCAAGCTTTTTTGACTCTTTATTAAAAAACTCTAATTTACGTTTTACTTTATCTTTAAATTCCTCGAACAATGCAATTAGAGCCTCTTGCTCGGTATCAAAAAGTGATTCCTCTCTAATTTTATGCTGTTTAGTTCGTTCACAATAGTCGGGCTTGTATCTATAATCTATCCACCAACCCGAAGAATTAAATTCATTCCCCTCGAACCAAGATACGTTGCAGCATCCCTTTACTATACAGCGTTGTGGGGATTCAAACCATTCATCAATATACCAAGCAATATCACCATCCTTATATTTTGGAATGGGTCTTTCCTCTTTATTTGTATATTTATATTTTTCCATATTGCTAATGAGTTACAACTTCCAAATACTTCAACTTTGCGAATCGGTATGAATTGTATATTTTTACATACGTACATACTCTTGGAGTAAAGGTAGAAATACAACCATCAAAGTTATCAAATCCTAAGATGATATATTTCTTATCAAGATACCCTGCCACATATGCGCCAATATCCTTGCCTTTAAAAAGAACTCGCTCACCTATATGAGCCTTACAAAATTCCTCGTTTGTCATACGCTATCGCTATTTTAGTTCATCAAAGTCAAGCCACTCAATCTTATCGTAGCACTCGTACAGAACTTCTATACGCTGTGTTCCGTCTCCTCTTGTGACAACCCATATATCGTCACTCATTGCTCCATAATGAAGAGCCGTAGGATTTACGCCACCTCCACTATATCGGAACATTACCCACTTTCTTAAAGGTGGCTTATCTTCTTTTAGGTCGTGCCATAATGATGCAGCATTCACGTAAGGAACGTTTTCTGTATCACAATCAGTAACACCAACCTTCTCTGTACTAAATGTTACTCCATCTAATTCATTGTAATCTACCTCATCTTCGTTGCTACAGATGTTGAGATAAATCTTCTTAGGTAAATTCTTTATTTTCATATCCCTTAAACTTAATTTATGAATATTTACCAATTCCAAATGTCAGCGTATCTTTCATCTGGTGGTGTTTTAATCTTTGGAAATATAGGAGTATTGCTGATAACACGATGGTCGCAACTTCCTGTACTTCCACTAGTAAGTGGCTCTCCGTTACAGACTAATCTATATTTACATTCATCACATTGTATGTAATTCATATCACTTAAATTTAATGATAAAAAACTCGGTATCAAGCCACTTGTCGGGGCATAAGCCTTCCTTAGGTTTGCCGATGGTGATACTCTCAATCTCCTTTTCGATTCGTGGACTATCCTTGCGGTAGCCATTAATGAAGAGGACGTGGGTGTATGGCTTGTATTCCGGCTCACCTGTCACACAACAATAACCGCCGTACTCATCAAAAAGCACTTCGCCGCCTTCGACTTGCTGGTTTACAAGTCGGGATGCCCAATACGGCTTTATCTCCCGATACTCCTCGGTCTTTTCGCCTGCCACAATCATATCGAACCACTGCTTGCTGACGGATAGGGTCAATACTTTCTTTTCCATACTCAGAATGTTTTAATCATTATGTTACTGTCTCTTCTTAACTCAGCCATAAACTTTCGCTTGTCCATTAGGTTCGGCTTGTAGTCCGTCTTATGGCATCCACACTGACCAACACGAAACCAATAGTCTATCTTTCCGAAAGGAACAGGCTTGGCGTTTGCGAAACTATACTTCTTTTTCATTCTTCATCTTTTTTTCTTAAAAATATGTAACCATTCCCTGTATATACAGGTCTGAGGGCATAAACTCTATCTAAATACTCTATCATCTTTGCTTCACGTTGCGAAGAGAAACGTGGGCACTGACAGAACTCGTCCGTGTCGTTAAAGTCGTATATGACTTGCATAATTTTGCGTACTATATCATCTTCACTCATTCTTCCACCTCCTCCCAGTCTGTTGCAAGAATATCATCCAAGGAGAAGAAATGCCAATAATGTGGTACAACATGGGTGAATGATTCTATGGAACTTTGTTGGTACAAGATGGATATTTCTTTATACTTGTTTATAGACAAACTAAAATAACAGCCGTTTCTTCTCACTTTCTTTCCCTCCTTCATTCTTCTCAGAGCCTCCGAGAAGTCAAATGTTTCCTTGCTCATTATAATTTTGCTTTAAAGTTGTAAATTGGTTTAATAACATCAATGACATCAACCGTAGGTTTGATTAACTCAACAATCTCTTCGGTTGGCTTGTATGCCATAGGTGCTTCATCAATGGTTTCTTCACAAACTGATGTGGAATAAATACCATTCATTTCATTCTTGTAAGAATCCATAGATAACTCTTTCTTTGCCTGTGTACGAGACATTAATCTACCTGCGCCATGAGGGGCAGAGCATAGCCAATCTTTGTTACCTTTTCCCTTGCAGATAAGAGAACCATCACGCATATTCATTGGGATAATGACTACCTCATCCTTTTTTGCACTGATAGCTCCCTTTCGCAATATACCCTTGTCTGTATCTATATAGTTATGAATGGTTGTAAAAGAATACTTATCTGAATTAGCATCAATATCTACACCTAAAGCATTTACAAGTCTGTTGGCGATAATCATTCTGTTTTGTTCAGCATATTTTTGAACTATGCGCATATCATTGAGGTAGTCATTGAGCAAATCACCTTCCAAGTAAGAAAGTTCCTTGCTTATATTTTTAGTACCTAATGATTTAATAACACTCTGTATCTCATTTTCTCTGCCTTCGCTTTTTAGCTTGGCAATAACCTCCGACTTATCGGCAGCCTTCTTGTGGCAATACTGGTAAGCAAGGTTTTGGTAATAGTTGCATACCCTAACACCAAGGTTTCTACTTCCTGTATGTATCACAAGAAACTTCTCTCCTTCTTCATTTGCATCTAACTCAATAAAGTGATTGCCACCGCCAAGACTTCCAACAGAACGATATACTATTTCCATACTGTCAAGACAATCCCAAGCACGGAATTTGCCAAACATACAACCATCAACCAATCCGTTTATGTAGGCTGATACTTCTCCCTCGTTGACATTAAAACCAGACGGAATCAACTTATTGACTGCTTCATCAAATTTCTGCAAGTCAATATTAACTTTACCAAGTCTAACGACTTTCATTCCGCAACCTATATCTACTCCTACGGTGTTAGGAACTACTCTTTTGTCCAGCTCTATCACCGTGCCAATAGTACAGCCTTTACCTGCGTGACAATCTGGCATTATTCTTATTTCACAACCAGAGTAAGCATCGCTATTGGATAGAACTTCTATCTGCTTGATAGCTTCATCTTCTATTGTCTTTGCAAAGACCTTTGTAAACTCATTCATATCTCATTTCTTTTTACTTGTTAAACTTATCGCCTTGGTGATTCTATGGTCTTTTTTACCAACAAAACCATAGCATATTTTGTACTCAAAATCTCTTAATCTTCTGTACCAATAATCACTTGCCGTACTTAGATGACGAGCTTGCTTCATTATCTTCTTTGCCAACCTAATCTTCATACACCAACCAACTTTCCAACCAAATGATGGACGTGCTTATCGAAAGCAATTCCATACTTAAACATTTCCTCAAAAAGCATAAGACGTTCCTCGTTGGTAGCCAACCGAGTAGATTTCTTTTTATCCTCGGTCATTGTAAAATGAGAGCCTACCATTAAATTCTTATTTTCCTTGTGAAGATAAAGATAGCAGAAGAGATTGTGACACCATGGTTTCCAACGCTTACATAACACAATCCAATTATTATTTATCACAACTATATTGCCTTCAGCAACAATATCTTCAAACATATTATTTTCCATACGCTACTTCTTTTTACGACAAGGGCAACTTTCTGCGTGAACAACGCAAACACCATGTTTCGTGTCCACAACCAGATAATCGTGTCCTTCCTCAGTGAATACTGACATACCAATCTTCTTTGCAGGTTCATTGCTATTAGCCAAAGAGCGAATGCCCTCAAAAATCAATGCTCCTACAAACAAACACAAGACAAACCAAACGGCAGACTTGATTAAGTTTAAAATCTTATTCTTCATACATTCTATTATTCCATATATTCATACACTCAACGAACTCTTCGACTTCTTCAATACTATTCAATATAATAGTAATGCTCCCATCTTCGTTCCAATGCTGATTACTTACATCTACCATAGTTTTATCCTACTTCTCCTTATCGAATTTATTGCCAACTCTTTCTATCTTACCAATTTCCAGAACTTCTGAAAGCCAATAAAGAGGTTCATTTCCGCTGACTACCATAAAAGCATAGTTCTCTTCTGACCAAATCACTTCGCCTATAGGCTTATACCCTACGAAATGTATTAGGTCGTGTTCAAACAATTCTTTACCTTCACAATCTGTCAGCCCTGTGTACTGGCAGACTGTTGAAGGGTCAACCTCTGATAAGTAAAGACAATTTCTTAATATGTCAATCGTTCCATTTTCATTATGTACTAAATCACCTTGTACCCAAGTTCCATCCAAGGTACTCTTTGCCTTAAACTTTATATTTTCTATTTTCATAAGTTATAATACTTCTTTTTCAAATTCACTTTTCGGAACTCTGTAAGATGTACTATGCCATTCACACTCATCATCTTTACCTATAACATATTTGGCAAGCGTATCTCTCAATGCCTTATAAGCTAAAGTGTTGTGACGAATCTGAATACGTATAAAGTTCTCATTATCACACATTGTAAGTGGTGATTGATTATTCATATACACCTTGCCTTTCTTGCCAAGGTTACTTCCGTTGTAACGTTGGTAGAAATATCCACTAGCCTTATGTTTGATTCTGTAAGGTTTTGTCATAACTATTCTTTTTTAAGTTCTACTGCCTCATCATCCCAAGATAATTCCCTTCCGATGAGATTCTTGATACTGCCTTTAGGTAGTTCTATACATTTGCAAGAACCATAATCGTCTCTCCAGCTATATACAGCTTTGTGAGGCTCTGTTTCAAATATAAGTTCTGTACCAAAACTATTAACACATACCCATGCCATAGCTATTCCTCCTTATCTTTTATTTTCTTAATCTCATTGTATAATTCCATAAGTTGTTTCTTGTTAACCCATACATCTTTGTTGAGGTCAATAAAGAAACCATATATAGAATACAATTCACCCTTGTCGTGTTTGTGTATTTGAATCATAATCTATTCCTCCGTTTTTACACCGAATGGAGTTCCGTCGGCAAAGGTGCGAATTTCAAACACTTCTTTAAAAGTACATGTACCATCATCATAAACTTCGACAAAACCGCTTGAATCTATATTTTCAATTACGAATTTACTACCATTTCTGTCTTTTACCCACCCGAATGGCTGATGCTTTTGCATTTCTTGCCAGCACTCTTTTGCATCCTTGAAAGGACGGTACTCAGACTCAGGTTCTAGATTTGGCTTAATGCGATACTCTTTATTGCCATTAAACTCTATAACCTTTATTTCTGCCCATTCATTCGGAACGTTCTCATCTTCTATGGCACTTGGTTTGGTTCTACACTCAATTACCATTCCTTCTGCAAATGCTTGCAGAATAGGATAAAATTCTTTAGCTTGATTTCTGTCCATAATTTAGTCCTCCAACTCTATATTGTGTTCTTCTGCGAAACTATCTTCTGCCTCTTCGCAAAATTGACCTTCGCAAAGTGATTCTGGGAGTACCCTGCTAGTATAATACTCTCGGTGGCATAACTCACAGATTTCATTTCCATAATTATTTCTTAACTCTTCTCTAGTCATTACTCATTTTCCTTTCTAACTAAATAGTCATACATAGGCTTGCGGTTTCTACGATATTCATTACATATCTTTTCTGCCTCTTCCTCTGTATCGCAAGTTGCAATAACTCTATCGGGATATGTATCCCAATATCTAACTACTTTAAATTTTGTCATAATCAATCCTCCAATAATTTAAACTCGGCAATAGAGTGATAAAAATCACCATTGCCATATACGTCACAACTATATGATTTACAATTAACAGAAACCTCAAAATAGTTACCATCATCGTGTGTAATCTCTACTTCATTTGGTAGGATATTTTCCTTGAAGTACTCAGCAGATTGGATATTATCCATAGGCTCTTCAGTCATAAAGGTTACACACTTTTCGTTGATTATATCTTCTATAATCATAGGCTAATCCTCCAATTTTTCAATAGGTTTCCAATGAGTGATATTGAACGCAATAGCACAAAGAAATCCATTTTCATCTGTATTCCAACCTTTGCATTTAGTTCTACTTGTCTTCAATACAATTTTAGGAGTTTCTTTATTTGTTACCAAAACGCTTTCATCGTAAGGAGGCAACCCATCCTCAACAGATACCCAGTCTGACTTGGAGAGTTCTTCCAAAGCTTCTTTCAAACAACAAATGCAATTATTCAAATATGTCTGTCTATTTTCATATTTGCGTAAAATTGCTAAATGTTTTGCTTCTTCTATCAGCTCTTTAACTTTCTTCTTATCCATAGTTACAAATTAAAATATTCACGTATCTGCTCACCTGTCATGCGATATACCTCAGATATTCGGCAGTCTCTAATTGAGCTATCCCAGGCACTGGTATGTTCATCATTACAACTACCATCAGCAACACGCTCTACGGCTTCTTCTGGCCCTGTTGCAAAGCCAACGCTTAGAAGTTCCTTTTCCTCGTCACTAAGCCCTTTTCCTTCCAAAGCAATATTTAGAGCGGTTTGCAACTCGTAATGAGCTTTATCTGAATAGCCTATAGCCTTACCAATATGACTATTGATTGATTTCTCTTTCTTATCCATACTTCCATTTTCTCTTCTTCCCCCCCTCCCTGTTGCCAAGTAGAGGGTGGTTAGTTACTTTGAGTTGTGCCCCAACTCTTTGCCAATTTCATATAATCCCTTTTTAAGAAGGTTGCTTATCAATCGCATTCCTTCTGCTGTATAAGCATTAATCTTTAACCCATTAAAATATACAATATTGTTTCTATATTCCAATTTTAACTCTGACATAATATCTTTATCTTCCATATTACTTATATTTATATCCTATAAAGGATGATTAATCTTTATAAGTATTTGCATCTAAATCAATAGCTACAAATCCCATTGTAGTACTAGGAATTCCGTTATGAACCACACTTCTATTTTCGGAAAAAAGAACTACTGCGTGTTTGCGACCTTTAATGTCTGGTATTTCGTATCTTTCATACGAATGTCTATTACTCATAATCTATCTATTTATATCCTTTGCAGAATGGTTAGTTACTAAATCTCATCAAACTCTTTCTGAAATCTCTGTCTTGTTTCATTCAGAAGCTGCTTGAATTTTGTTTTAAACTCTTCATCACACTCTGAAAGCCCACAAATAGCATCAGCAAGACTACTACGCATTGATTTTGGAGAAATATTTAAGAGTTCATTTACTTTAGGAATTAAACTCTTGGCTAAGATATTTGCTCTTTCTAATTTTTCTGTATTCATATTACTACTATTTATGCCCGAAGGCGGTTAAACAATCAATTCATTAAATTTTCAACCACATTTGACAGCTTCCTTGCTTTGTCTTGCAAGAACTTAGGAAGATTATCAAAATCAGAAGGCTTTAATCTTACGATACACAATATACCTTTTGCTGTCAGTATTGATAGAATAAACAATAATACGACCATTGCGTATATAGGAAACTTTATAATTGCTATTATTCTTTTCATACCTACACCTCCATTTCTGAGTTAAGTCCTAGCCCGAATAGAATGTGTTGAAGTTGATGAACATACTTAATGTATGCAATTTGTTTACAATCGTGATTATCTGTAAACGGATATACATCAAACTCATCACCGATACCTTTTTCTATGTAGATTGGAAAATATCCATATTCTTCAATATCGGGTTTTGTATATACCCAATGACTATTCTTTACTCCTCTACTCATCACTTCTTTCACCCATCCATTCTTCTCTAGAATCTCAGTAGTGAGAGGAATCGGAGATACCTCATCATTATAAGTTTGAATCCAATCGTCTTTAGAAGAACCTTGAAACCCTTTACCAATAAATACAACAAGACTATAGCAACCTTTTCTTCTTAAAAAAGTAATTGTTACGAAACCTATTTTTCCCGTAGCTTTTCCATATTCAATTTTTACTATATCTCCTGGTATATATTCTAATTTGTTCATATGCTTTACTCCTTTACTTCTTTAAAGATTACATTCTTTTTGTCTGAACGATATTTAGGAAGACACTTCAATCCAAGTGGAGCTGCACCACAATAGCCAGCCACTCCTTTAAAGAAGCATCCTTCACAAGTGTCATGTTCAACAGCTTCAAGAATAATAGTTACTCTTTCGCCTACTTTAATCTCGTTCATTCTTTATCTTTTACGATCTTATACACTTGTTTTAACTCATCTGTTGATAAGCGTTTGAAATCAAAAGACCTGATAGCGTAGATGAGTTTCTTGCGAAAATTCTCTTCTTTAACATCTGATATTTCCTTTTCTGTTGGAACAGATATACTTTTCCTATCCCATATATCGTCACCACATTGCCAGCCCGAATTTCTTCTATATCTAGCGTTATCAACAACAATTTGAGTCTTTGTCACTTTATCAACCTTGGCGATACGTCTGTAATACATACCTGTAACTAGTACATCATCACCAACAACCAAATCTTTAAGCTCTTTCATTACTCACCTCCTTTCGTAATCAAGTCAAACAACTCATCTATAAATATCCAATCAGACAAATGGAATATATTGACTTGCTCTTCCCACATTTCTTGATATGTATTGCAAGTGGTTTTATCAAGCTCATCGTTCATGTCGTAGAGCTTTCTATTACCGAATTCTTTTGAGAACGCAAGAACCTTTCCGTTGTCGTTACGTGGAACTTCGCTAGCAGGGTGAAACATGTCCTTCAATAGCTCATTGATACCCCACTTAGCACCTAGTCCAATGGCTTCTTTGATGTCCTCTTTGTAGAACATTTCTTCCTTTTCATCATTGTTGAAGACTATCTCTTCACCATTAAGCAAGAATCTATCCTCGTAGATTTCTTCCTTTGCAGCTTCTATTTTCTTATCGTCTATCATAATCAAATTGTTTTAAGAAAGTTGTAGAAATATTCAACAGCTTCCATTATTGTATCAAACTTTTTATCTAAGGAACTTTGTATACCATCTTTTTCAAAGGTAATATGAAGTTCTACTTTATCTTTCTCCCAAGTAGCATTGCTAATTCTCCAGTATCGGAGGTTATCACTCTTAACTACTTGATTGAAATCTATAGATGGGACAGATGTCTTTCCTCCTATTAATTTCCCTATATCCATATCTAGCCCTCCACATCTTCAGTTGTACCTAATAAATGCTCATTGCCTTCGTAAGGAATACATTGCCTCCAACAACGACCTTCTATGGATACGTAGTGGCTTTCTTCTTTATAACTAAAGAAACTTGCTTTCCACCTCTCTGCATTAATATCTCTAATTAACACCTTATCAAATGGTTTCAGTTCAACCTTTGGCTTCAAATCCACAATCTGTTTCTTCTCAGCATCCCAAGCCTTGCCTTCCTTTTCGAGAGCGTCAAAGAGAATTATTTGTTGAGTCTCTGTGATAGGCTGTATATGCTTGTCTTCAAATGATAACCAATCATCAAAATTCAAGGTGCTCATATCATTTAATACATAATATTCCAGCTTCTTAGATAAATAGTCTATACTTTTGACTATACCATAAGTAAGATACCCCATACCCGAGATACAAACAATGTCCCCATCCTTAAACTCTGGCTGGGTTTTCTCAATCTCCAAGGTTTCACGATTGAGTTTACTACCCAATTTTTCTTCGATGGTGTTGATGTAGGTCTGAGCTTCTTCTTTGTTTGCTTTGTTGAAATCAGAAGTTAGTAATCGTTCTTTTTCATAGAACTGTTCTGTATCATTATTCTCTTTCCAAAGATAATATTTCCCTACGAAAGAGCAATATGTACCATCGACAAATCTTTCAAATATAATATGTACATCCCCATCTTTATTAACCAAGACATCGCCTTTCTTCCATGCGAACTTAGACCAATCACGCATTTCCTTTGAAGGGAATAATAACGGCTCTGATCCATCGTAATCATAGAATCTGCCACTACTTAAGAATAGTGATGTTCCTCCATGATGTTCCACAGCTATATAACCGCCACTTACATGCGAAAAAAATACTTCACTAAACAAAGGAGAATATAGCTTCGTATTTGCTGGCTTATCCTTTAGGATTTCCACTATATTAATCTCAGTTTCCATAACTAAACCAATTTTTGCGTTAAACAATACTGGTAGTAACTCATACTACCAACGTTTTTTGATATTTTTGGCAACTCCCCATCATAAAGAGTGACTTTCAAGCCATCAATGAAATCAGCATTCTCAGTTGATACCTCGGTATTATGCTCATTCATAAACACCTTTTGCGCTGTCGTAGAATGGCTTTCTGCTCTCAGCTTACCGAGTGAACGCCAAACCTGCTTGCGATGGATGAACAATCCATGCAAAGGAATAGTTCTTACTTCTACTTTTGTTCCCATAACCATTAGCTTGCTTTATATAGATTGAACCATACCTTGTTGCTCTGCTTATCCTTATAAACATTACCTTCAAGGTCAAAATAAACACGCCTCTTTTGATTGAACTTCTTTATCATTGGCTGATTATCTTTGTATGTAGTTACATCATACTCAACCAATGAAGAACCACGTTCATTCTTTGTTGGAGGATAACCTGATTCTCGTATGAAACGTACCTCAAACTCTTTATTTCCAATTTCAAAATTTGCTGTAGCCATAACCTTTATTTTATACTTTATACATTTATTCTCTATCTAAATAAAACGGGGAATATCGCAATACTCTCATTTCTCTTCTCATATAAATCTCAGCTAAACGAGCAGCTTTATAAAGCTCAATATATGGCTTATCTTTGAGATATTGAATAAATTCGACAACAGAATATTCTTTCTTTTCCATAACCTTAACCATTTAAAGATGATAATAACTATTTGATACCCTTGCGCCCAAATCGAAGCATCCCACTGCATCCGGCTTTAAGAAGCGTTTCTCTAACTTCTCCAAAGCCACTTTATACTTCTGCTCCATGTGCTTGCAATGAAGTCTCTGAGCTAATTTAAGTTGCTCGACAACACCCTTGCGAGCAACTCTATATTGTTTATCGGACATCATAGCCTTATTCGTTCACATAGTTGATTACTTGCTCTTGACCTTGCTCATGCAAGTTATCGAAAGCGTCTTCTATAACTTTAGCTACTTGGTCGCCATTAAGGTTATCCAGTATTTCTCCAGCTACTTCAACCATCTTGTTTATAGGTAAGGAACTGAACTTTTCTACTAAAAAGTTCTTCTGTTCGTTGATGGTCATATCATCGAACAAGTCCGACAAATCTACTTCAACTTTATATTCTGCCATAATTTGAAATTTTAAAAGTAATTAGTTGTACCACACATCATTTGGTATAAGAGCCAATTTCCATCCATACTCTAGTTCATACCTTAATATTTCAAGGTCGTGACTCATTACAGATGAAAGACCTACAAACTTATTTTCGTACTCCATATCCAAACCATTTAGTTACCGTACTTGTAATGCAAATAATTATCCTCTGAGCCGAAATAAAGCTCGGTATCGCTCATATTTGCCTCCATCAAGTCATTCTCTACATCTTTATAAGAAGGCACGCAATCCTTAACTCTTTGGCAGAACAAAGGATATTTTGAAGACACGTCTTCTCCGTCTTCATTATAGATATTAATCTTATCTACATTGTAATATGGATAAGAAGAAATATTTCCATATGAATGGATAACCTTTCTACTCTTAACGGACACCACGATTTCAGCAGGTTTGTTAATAGCATCAAACTCGCAAGTAAAATCATCAAGCTGCGCCTCAAAAGCCGCATCATTAAACTTTTCAGATAAGTTTTCAAAAAACTTTTTCATTTTCTTATTACAGTTTTTGTGGTGTGTCTCACCATTTTTAATTAGTAACCTTTATTTCTTAATTACGATGCAAAGATACAAAGAATATTCGAAATATGCAAATTATTTAATGTATTTCCTATAGCTTTTAACACTCTATAATGATACAAACAAATAATTTGCTGACGTTAACAAAGAAATCCCCACCACTACATTATTATATATAGTGATGGGGTAAACACCAAATGGTATTTTGCCTTTGGGCTATTTTTCTTCCTTATCTACGATTTCAACGAAATCTCCAATTCCCAAACGAGCCTTATTGATACATGATGCTATCCAACCTATCAGATAGGCAGATGGTTCTCCACCATGTTTCATTTCAATATTACCCTCGATAGCATCACAAGCGTGACTAGCCTCATGACAAATTACATTCATACGCATAGCCTTACTGCTACTGAATAAAACAAGAACGCACTTTCTTCTTGTTTCTCTTATGTGAAGTCCGTAATAAGTAAATCCATCACCATTTAAAAAATCGTACTTTTCAATATCCGTACCATCATTATTCAAGAATGCTTTCTTTGCATCCTCAAACTGCAACCCAACCCCAACACACAATAAGTGTGGGTAAATGGGCTGGTCGTATTCGTAATATCCTTTCTTCTTCATACCTCATCGTTTTTATGTTTCTCCCACCCTGCTTTTGAAAAGGCATACCAAGTATCACAAATGTCAAGAGCGAGCATGTTGCCTTGGTTAATACAAAAATCGCTATCAAAGCCTTCGATATGAACATACATCAGTGCTATAGTATCATAAGGAACGCTACGACCTTCAAGACAAGGGTTTTTAAAATTCTTAGTCTTGTATAAACTTGTAACAATTGGCACTTGAAGAACGTCTGAAATATTCTTAGTGCTAATCTCTATCGACTTCTTAAACTTCTTCATATTCTCAACTATTTAAATTTCTCAAAGTAGAACACAATTTGTCTATCAAAGTGCTCTTCGATTAAACCATAAGCAAGCGACATCTTTACTTGGAAAGAAGCCTTACCATTAAGCAATCCTTTAGCCTGTCTAGTAATCTCTGAACGAAATTGTTCCAAACTCATATCACGCTTACGAAGATTACAAGACCTGCAAGATGGCATATAGTTCTCCATGGAATCATCGCCATGGAATACGACAAATTTTCCCTCCTTGTCGCTCCACCGAGAGTAACTGATCATAGCGCTAAAATGATACCACCTGTAGCACTCAAATGATACCGCTTTGTT